TCGTGATATATGGCATTGTCCAAGTCCCTACTGGCAATTCTGTAATACGCACTTTGTCATCTCCTAGCTTTTCATAACAACCACGAACCAGATATTTTTGGTCACCACATTTGCGAATAGTTCCTTTGAATCCTTGGTAATATGGAACAAACTCGATGGAGTCGGTTGAAACCCGATTGATTTTGTTTTTCAAATAGGTCAATATATCCAATGGATTGTATGCTGGAATAGAACATGAAAACCCGGTGCCAATGCCGGAAATACCATTTAGCAATACAAACGGTAAAATGGGCGCATAAAACTCGGGTTCCACGATTGTTCCATCATCATTTAGGTATGACAATACTGCATCATCTGCTTCTGGGAAAAGTGTCCGTGTCATTGGATTAAGCATAGTGAAGATATATCTCTCCGATGCACTGTCATCACCGCCGTGCAACCGGGTGCCAAACTGGCCATTTGGTTCCAAGAGATTAATATTGTTAGACCCTACGAAGGTTTGTGCCATATTCACTATAGCTCCATTGAGAGATGCTTCGCCATGATGATAAGCACTATGTTCGGAGACATATCCACTAAATTGGGCGACTTTGACTTCGGAAGTCAGTCGGCGTTTGAATGCTGCAAACAAGATTTTGCGCAATGAAATCTTGAGACCATCCACCATATTTGGAATAGAACGTGCGCAGTCATATGTGCTAAAATGGATGAGCTCGCGATTCATGAAATCCTCATATTTCACCGATGGGTTTGTTGTGTCTAAGTAGGCTTCCTTGTCATACTCTTCCAACCACGTCTTGCGATCGTCGGACCTCTTTTTGTTGAATATTTTGTCTATACTATCATCACTGGTTTGCCCATTGTATTCAAAATCCACGATTTTCTTATTGGCGAAATATTCCTTGAACTCGGCAGAAGTAGATGTTCCTAAACCTTTAAAATACTTGATGACCCAGCCTTGCGGACCTTCTGGACCAAAGGTCTGCTTCCATGTTTCGTATTCGCCATCGTTGTAAAACACGAGGGTTTGAGGGCCTTTCTTCGCCCGCAAGATGGGCGTATTCATAAAGGAAATGAATCCAGGAATATGAACAAGTGATGCCCATTCGGAATGGAAAAGGTTGATGCAAAGACCTTTGATATGAGACCCATCTAAATCTTGGTCCGTCATAACCATTATTTTGCCATATCGCAAATACTGGTGAACATCTTGAATGGTCGTATATTCTCGGCCACTTTCTAAGCCCAAGATTTTCTTTATATCGGTTATTTCCTTGTTTTCTGCGATTTTCTTAAGTTGTTCGCCGCGAACATTTAGGAGTTTTCCTTTCAGAGGATATATCCCAATTGTATTGCGGTCCTCCGATGACAGCCCAGAAACAATACCAGACATAGCACTCAATCCCTCACACAAAATGAGAATACAATCTTTCGATTGTGGGCCACCACTATGGTTTGCATCGATGAAATTGGCAATACCGCGAATGGTCTTGGTCTTGCACCCATCGGTGATTTTCTTTGCAATACGGGCTTCTTTCGCTTCCGTCAGAGAACATGCCATATCCATTACACCCATTTTAGCGACTTTTTCAATGAAACCGTCACTAACCGTGCAACTAGACCCAAACTTGGACGATGGAGTATTCATATAGTCTTTGGTTTGACTGTCGAATGAAGGATTCTCTACATCGCATCTCAGAAACAAGACGATTTGTTCCTTGATTGCATTGGCATTTACTTTGATTTTCTTCTTTTTCTCGATATAGTCGCATAGCTTTCGGATGATTTGTCCAGTAATATACTCCACGTGTTTTCCTCCTTTGAATGTGCAAATACCATTGACAAACGACACTTGAATGAACTCGTGTGTCGGTGACAGTGCAACTGCATATTCCCATCGTTCATCTGCTTGCTCATATACACGTTTGGAATCGTCGCCTTCGGTTTTTGCACCAATATACAAATCGATGTATTGCTGGAAGTTCTTGATTGGTAATGTAGCGCCGTTGAGGCCGATTCTGATTTTCTTGATGGAATGGTCAGTAACCGCACCGATGTCATATACGCGTTTTCTTAGAAGAGCTAGCATGTCTGGCGTCAATCCATTAATACCCAATCGGGCATAATCTGGCTTGAATGACACTTTTGTATATGGCCTTGCCGATGATACCTTCGTAATGACTGGGGGTTTAATTACGTCCAAGTTATTGCTAAACTCTTGGACATATTTGAGCCCACGGGTATGGTCAACTGTTTCGACTGTGCCGTATGTAGACCAAATGAGAACCAGCTTGAACCCGAATCCGTTTTTACCGCCAACAATTTTTTTCTCCTCCTTGTTGTAGTTAGTGGATGTTCGCAAATGCCCGAATATCATTTCCGGAATCCAAATATCGTATTCGGGATGTTTAGCAATATCGATTCCATTGCCATCATTTGCTAAAGTAATTGTTCCGTCTTCGGCGATTGTTATATCGATATAGCTGACAAACTTTTTGTCCGAGCTACTTGATTGTATCATACGAATAACATGGTCGCGACAATTTACTATACCTTCGTCGAAAAGCTTGTATAATCCAGGAATATAATTTATGTGTTTTAATATGATTCGGTTCGTTGCGTCGTCATATACCCACATCTCGGCATCGACATTTTCAACGGAACCAATATATGTGTCTGGATTATCCAGAATATGTTGTTTATCGGTTTTTCTTTGATATTGTTGAGCGAGATTAGAAGTAGTAGACATTTTTAGCGAGTTGATATTTGAGGGTTGATGGTTGAATAATAATACAATCGGTCTTATATGATATGTATAATATGTTGTCTTTGTTTCAATTTTCTAAATAATAAATTACTAAACAATAAATACTTTAATAAATAAAATACTTTTCCATATTATATGAGTGAACCAAATCCGAAAATCGCATATTGTTCTAAACCACCCGATTCTTCAAAAACGGCGTGTTCTTCCGTGCAATACAATAAATTAAATACAGGGGGTAATGACCCTAGTATATCAAAAAAAATGTTATATGCACAATATATCCGATCAACTAAATTGCAAACGGGGCTATTAAATAATAAATAATGTTTGATGTTTGATGTTTTATGATTTTTATGAATCCCCGCGCCCATGTTTAGCAATAGTCTCCAGCGTATTCTATAGCACATTCTTCACGCAAGTTTTCTATATATTCATCATTTTGATATATGTTGTCTTCAACTATTTTCTTGCGAATACCGGTGAGCATTTTTTCTAATTGTTCGGTTTCGCTATGTGCGATTTGGTTTTCGGACAATTTAGCGGAAATGTTTGTGAAAATATACATAATGTCCGGGGAAGTTTCTACATTTTCTATGTGTATTTTCACAATATTGTAGGGTGTTTCAATAGTGCATTTACTGCAGTGAATTGTTTCGCCGTTTCTTGTGTAAGATAGTGGGGTATTCGTGAGTAATAACCCCTCATACGTTTCCGCAACATCGGAAGGCCGGGAACTGTAATTTGTATCAATCCATGTGTATAAATGATGTGCATAGTCTTGATAAATACTGTCTGAAAACGTTCGTTTAGCAAAATACACACTGAAATAATCCGTTATGTCTCCGCCTACCTTGCAGATAGAGTTTTCATGTTCTGCTTTGGGAATGGTTGTTTTGTCCAAAGACAAATAATAAGGAGTGGTGGTAGTAAATGTAGTTGACATAGTAGTTATAGTAGGAGATAGTAAGAGCGATAGTGGGTATAAACAATATATAGTATAATTGGTATAAACAATAGTATATGTATGTTTTTCAATTTTCTAAGTATATTGAGTAATATCCTACGATAATAAATTATCTATTGCGTATTTTTTCTTATCAGGGCGTTGTTTTATTTAGCCATTTTTGTATAATAATTATTTTGTATAATTATTATATATACTATGAAACGCCCAGTTCGAAACGAAAATGGAAATTATGTTATTAATGGTGTAACTTACAAGGAATTGTTTGGTTCTAGAGCGCAAGTTCATAACGGAACTGCTTATAAAACTAGCGGAGGTCTAACGAAAAAAGATTTAGTTATGAATAAATGGGGACGCATTGTCAGTGAGAAGAAGCACAAGAGTGCTAAGAAAGAAAAACGCCTACAAAAATATGGGTTTTTCACAAAAAAGGGTAAGTTTGGTGCAGTAAAACGAAATAGTTCTCGTAAAACCAAATCTAAGAAAGGAGGTGCGGATGCACCAGCAGCGGATCAAGCACCAGCTCGCACACCTACCATATTACCTACCGGACATGGTAAAGTGGATACAGGCATGTAAATGCGAGAGCGCTGGAGCTCGGAACAACTATATGTTCGTTGATAATGACTATAAACTAGCATAGCCCATATTTGAAGGATTGTCTGCACAATATGCCGTTTTTTCAATATACAAAATGTGTATTATATATATAATACACATGTTAGAAGAAGCTCAATACAAAAATATATTATACTTTTTAGTATTTTTCAAGTTCGTGTTTGTGATATTTTATACATTAAACGTTTACGGTATGTTATTTAACAAAAATATTTATGACAATACATTGAAATGGGTGGTTGTTTTAGAAAATATATTTTTGGTATTAATGGGAATCGTATTGTTATATAGATTTAGTAAAGATACTATACAAGTGAATATGGAAGAACGAGTTTTGATATGGACATTGACCTTTTTCCTTATTGTAGAAGGTTCAATAAAAGTTGGAACTACGGAATGGATGTAATGATTTACATAATATAATCAGCAAATCTAGCATATACATATTTCTCAAAATAAGATTTACTTACAATCAATGATTGTTTAGAACGATTGCAATTTTTACAATAAAACTTATATGCATCATATATTGAAAGTTTTTTATCGCTATTTACCAAGCTTTCCATAACGGTTTGCACATCCATTTGTTTGTCCCACATAGAACAATGAATCCTGTATATGTATTTGTCTTGGTCTATTTCTATATTCGGATAAAAATAGTCTATCAAATCTAATAATTGGGCATGATTGAATGCAGAAACCGGTTCTCCCTGTGTTTCACACCACAATTTAAATAAAATACTCAGTTCATCTATTTCAAAATCGTGTTCAATATCGTCTTCTTGAATGGTAATTGTATTTTCCCAAAAAGCAATAAACCGCTGTATGGCAGGTAAATGCTTACTGAAAATACCTACAAAACTATCTATTTCTGGTTTATAATATTCTGACAATTTTTGCGTGAAAATGGTTTTTAATACCTGTTGAAACATAATCGCCGGAAGATTTTTGGATTCTAAAAAATATTTCCATAAATATTGCATATTCTTCCAACTGATTTGTCCAGTAATGTTTTTGGTATCGGATTGCCTTTGGTTTTTTTGCAAATATTCGGCGATGAAATGATCCACTATTACAGAAGGTTCGTTTTTATTTAAATAAAATACAGACTGACAAAGTGTGTCGTCATTCGTGTGTAATAGAAAATCATCGGAACAATCAAACCGCATAGAATAGTGACACGCAACGCATAATATATCGAGAGCCCAAGTCATAACTAATGGTCTCCAAATCGCCTCGTTTTTTATTATGTCATTGATTTTCAAGATGCGCGAATGTTGATAACTATGTTCATGATATTTGTGTTTTATAGTTTGGAAGAGATTTGTGCCTAAAAATCCTTGACACATTGCATTCAGTTCTCGTATAAAATGCTTGGAATTAGAATGCAGAAAATGAATCAAATGAGTGTTTTTTTTAAATATATTATCACCTATTATAGTCAAGAAATATTTTGCCTCGGTTCGGGTCGCAAAAATAGTAGGATGCAACACAGAAAGAACATTTTGTATTGTATATGATTCGGGAACAGATTTCAACAAATTGTTCTCCTTGATTCGTTTCATAACATATACTTTCGTCCGCTGTTTCCAACACATTAATTGTTTATCTTTGGTAATCAACGAAAGGATTTGGTGTAATATATCGTCTTCATTATAAATGCGATAGTGTTTTCCATCGTAGTGGAAAAATAATTCCGTTGCTGGAACATAAAAATACTGATTTTTTGCAATAAACTCAGTAATAAATGCATTTTGTTCTATAGTAAGTTCTTCTATACGAGATATCCGTTGTTCGTGCGATTTATCCAATACGTCCAGCTGTGATGGCAATTGCTGACATATGTAATGATAGGTTTTCTCTAACATATAAGTGTTGTTGGCATATTTAGTAAACAATTCATCTATAACACTATGCGCGTTTGTAATTTTTTTGGAATATTCTTCTAGTGTATTGGTTGTCATTCTGATTATAGTATGGTTATATTATATATAATATGAAAATGTTTTTATATTATATTTATTTAATAATAACACTCATTTAATAATAACATATAACTAATCAGTATACAGTATATAGTATGACCACGCCATTGTTTGTAAGTTGTCCCCATTGCAATACAACAATTGAAATTATTGAACTCAATTGTCGTATATTTCGGTGTGGTATTTTGAAATCAACTGGTCAGCAAATAGACCCGCATTTGTCAAAAGAACATTGCGACCGTTTAGTTGAACGCGATGAAATATACGGATGCGGAAAACCGTTCAAAGTAGATACCCAAGAAGATGGTAGTCTAGTATGTTATGATTGCGGGTACATATAACACTTATACAACACTTTCTGCTTGTGTATCGGTTTCACTATCTATCAAAGGTCTTGGAAACGACCATGCCCCATCTACGTTTTCTGGATTCACTGGTTTAGCATATATCATCGATTTGTTGAAAATAGTATTACATCCATTGCATTTGCATTGGGTTTCATTTATAATGAAAAAACGTCCGGCCATATTTGGTGTTGCGCCGGACAATTTGCATTTTGGGCAATTGTAATTGCATATTTTAGCGCGTGATGATAAATTATTTCCCATATTCACACTGGTTGTTATAAAAATTATGTTAATTATATTTATATCATTTTTATAAATATTTTTCATTCTGGGAGAACGCAGGAGCTTGGATTTCTCGAAGGTGTTATAGAATTATATGCTAACGACGCTTTTCATAGAAGATGGTTTTACATATTCACTGTTACTATCTACAATAGATGCTTTCAAATGTTTAGCAATAATTGCATTTGTTTTGAAAACATCTTCGGAAGGGACAACTGCAAACCATTGGAACTTGGGTCTGCGCAAGATTTCGTCGGCCGGGATGTAAATACCATATGGATTTTTTATTAAATCTAAGTAATTTTCTTCCATCAGTTCTTCTAATAAAATAGGTTTTCCAGTCTGGGTTTTGATACCGATTTGTTCTCCTCCAATCACTTTTATTTTGCCTTTTTGCGCAGCATCCACTCCCCAATGTGATGTATCCCCCTTAAAAATTGGCTCACTACTAAAATGCGAGGATAAATTGCGTTGTTTTAGATGCTCAATTAATTCTTTTATTGTTTCATCATTCTTCTTTGCACCCATAAAACAAACATCTGGAATAAAAAGAGATTGTCCGTTATTATCCTTTGTATAATCTACACTGCGATTTATTTTCTCGCAGAAAAACGGGATTTTTGAGTTGATAGCATCTTGATATAATGGTTTCAATGATTTTGAGCAAAGAAATGAATTGGGAACAACAATGCCTCCATAATAATATACTAGTTTTAGCATACCAAGTTCTCTGTAATATGATTTATTTGGTTCGGCTACTGTAGGTAAATCTATATCCCATGAAGGAATCAATTTACTAAATGTGTCATCGTCTATAAGACATATATTGAAATCTTTTCCACAATGGTCGATTATGGTTTTTATAGTTAAATGTAGATATGGTTGATTTAAATCGGTTGAAGTTCTCGATTGAAAACTCTTCCAATGTCTAGAATTAACTTCATACTTGGAATGTATCCACATTTTTGGTTTATTGAAACCATATAATGGAGAATCATTCAACAAATATTTTCGTATAAGGTCATATTCATCGTTATTTGTAAATGGCTGTTTCATATGCATTCCTATGTAACTAACTATAGCAACTACACTAAATGCCAATAAATAATTTGTATTTTTCGAACTAAACATTCCTCTGATATATACTACTTAATTATATTATTTACGAGAACTTTAGTTGAAATATATAAAATAGTCAATATTGTATCGGGATTTTTCATATTTCATTTTAGAGCAATACATTATATTATTACTTTTACATATTTGACGTATAACAGTAGCAAACGATTTATATGTAAAATCACGGGCAACATAATATGCCTTGGATGAATGATAATATTCCAACATATTTTTACAAAACTCTTCATGGTAATTATTGTATAAGAGAACTTTGAATGCATTGGCATCGACTAAATAATATTTATCCGTTTTTAAACATATTTTACTCAACAACTCCATTAATAATTCTATTGGGACTTGTTTGCGAAATAATTGATGTAACATATTTTAATCTACAATATTGTTATACAATATATTTATATTTTGATTAGGTTATTTTTGGAGAACTTTATAAATGTTGTTACAAAAAAGTGCCAATTCTATACAATCTTCATGCACATTGTGAAAAATAGTTATATATTTACAAATAACTGGTATAATATGGTATTTTTCGTCTTCGTTCAAATATTCAGTCGTTTTTACAAAGTTGAAAAAATAATCTAAAATATCGATAACTGAATATCCATAATCATGGATATAATATAATATGTGTATGGCTTCCGTTATTTGGTTTTGTTTTATGTATTGGATGTATTTTTCAAAATAATCCACGGATATAATATTGCATAATTTTTTACATGTATCTAAATCCAATAGTTCTCCACAGGATAATGCTGAACTTACATAAATATATATTTTTTCTAAATAATTGATTAAAACGCGTATAGAATTATTCGAAGTTTGAATAATATATGTTTGGATTTCTTCGCTCAATTCTAGGTTTTCCTCTTGTATTATATTTTGCATTATTACTTGAAAATGCGTTTTTGTAGGTGGTTCTAAACGAATGATATGAGTTCTCGATTGAATACTTTCTATAACTTTTTGTATATTTGTGCAAACCGAAATAAAATTGACATTGCCCTTATATTTATCTATGTAATTTCGGAATACTTGCTGACTCTGTTCATTAATCATGTCTATATCATCAATAATGAGTAGTTTCTTTTTACCAAATATAGTGCTACTTGACCTACAAAATGTTTTCATTTCATTGCGAAAATAATTTATACCTTGTTCTTTCAGATTATTTATATGTAGAATATTATTTTCAGGAAAAGTAGATTCTTTCGAAAGTCCGTAGTATTGGCGAATGATTGCATATAATAATGTTGTTTTTCCAGAACTTGGATTACCTACGAAGAGAACATTCAAATTGTCAATGTCAAACAGCGTATTCAATACAAATTGGAAGTTCTCGTCTGTATGAAAGTCTGATATGTAATATGGCTTATATTTTGATATAAATGTATTTTTATATACAGATAAATCCATTTGATATAGATGATGTTATAAAATCCATAAAAATGTATTTATATTTTAATTTAGCATAAATATAAATATATCGTTTCACAGTTTATTATTATTCATTTACAATGGATGGCAAAACGTTTTATGAAATATTAGAGGTACCAAAAACCGCATCAGATATCGAAATCAAAAAAGCATATAGAACACTTTCACTAAAATATCATCCTGACCGAAACAAAACCCCCGAAGCAAACACCATTTCTTCAAAAATAAATGAAGCATACGAGACATTAAGTGATCCGCAAAAACGCAAGCAATATGATATGCAAATGGCAGGCGGGTTTCCTTTTGGGATGAATACTGGTTCGGCTGGGGCCGATGATTTAGCCGATATAGGGAATATTTTCAACATGATGTTTGGCGGCGGGTTTCCTGGTGCAGCATTTCATGGAGGCGGGATGCCTGGCGGTGGTCCGGGAATACATATATTTCACGGTCCAGGAATCCATCGTATGAATAGTCATAACCAAGGTATGGAACATCCTTTTGGAAACATTTTTGTAAATATGCAAAAACCTCCTCCAATTATAAAAAGTATTCGTATAACGATAGATCAGGCTTATTTAGGATGTTCTCTTCCTATTGAAGTAGAAAGATGGGTATTGCAAAACGATGTGAAACATACTGAAATAGAAACCATCTATGTTCCGATACATCGCGGAATTGATGAAAATGAGTTTATTATTTTACGTGAAAAGGGTAATATCGTAAATGATACATTAAAAGGCGATATAAAAATAACGATTCAAATAGACAATACCTCCGTATTCAAACGCCAAGGTTTGGATTTGATATATACAAAAACACTGTCTTTAAAAGAATCTCTTTGTGGATTTACAATAGAATTGACTCATTTGAGTGGGAAAAAACTGACATTATCCAATACCACAAATAGGACAATTATTGCACCCAATTCTAAGAAAATAATAGGCGAGTTGGGTATGGTAAGAGAAAACAATGTCGGAAATCTCATCATTGATTTCATCATTCAATTTCCCGAAAAATTAACGGATGAACAAGTCAAGTTAATTGCGGAGATTTTGTGATTATCCTTCGATAATACAATTCTCCAGATAATCTTCGAACACCTACGCTCGTTCCGAGCTCCGGCGTTCTCGCAGAACCCCCGAAGGAGTTTCGCAGTATAAATAAAATATCTACTACAAAAATATGCGATATTTCATATATCACATATTGGGGCGTATTATCTTCGTAGAATAATACTGCGATTTCACAAATTATATTTAGGATGAAATGCGTTTGGTTGCAATACTGGCATCCACCAAATAGATAGAGTTCTCCGTTACAATAATATATTCCGTTGACACTTTGTAAATCTTAGAAATAGGACTTGTATATTCTTCTTCACTCTTCACTAATAACTTTTCTTGATTGTCTTTAACGCCAATAATAACACTCTTATCTAGAGAACTTGTCCAATAATCAAACATAATGGGTTTGTCTTCAACTATAGCCAATTTAGCAGCATGTTGAAGTGTAGTAGCTTCTGGTAATCTGTAGCCGTTAGGTCCGGTTGGTGTAGTAGAAACAGTTGTATTACTAGATGGAGTGGAACTTCCTGCGATTTTTGTAGAACTCATTTATTATGAAATTATAAAATATTTAAATGTAAATACTTTAAATACTTATTTTCCTAAATATATTTGATAGTAAAAATACTTGTTGCTAAGGTTCTCTTGAAAGCAAAAATAAACGCAAAACAAATAGTAATCTAAACAACAAAATAAATAGGATAATATAAATACCCAAAGTATAGTTGTCCTAAATGTTATCAGATATAGAAATCATTGACGGATTTGGAAAAATAATGACCGGGTATTTACTGTTCATGGAACACTCTGAAATGGTGAATAAATCTAAATATATTGATACTATTTTGTATAATGGTGCGAATATAGTTATACACGTATTCACTATGCATGTATATTCTCAACAGAACTTGGAAAACATATACAACCAATGTTGCAAAGCCTATGTTTGTTATTTAGAATATATTGAACAATTGGACAAAAACAATTTAGCAAATAATTTGTATATTTCTGACATATCCATTTTTGTATATAAATTGACTTTGGGAGAACTTGATGTAAGCAATAATGCGATAATGCAGAATAATGAGTATTCTAACAAAAGTGTAATCGATTTAGTAATAAAAACGTGTAATACACTATTGGCTTGGAATAGTCCATTATCTTTCAATGCACGTTTAGCTATATGTGATATTCATTTGACAAAATATGCTAAATTGTTTTATTTGATTCCGATGTCAAATACATACAGAGAATATTTAGGAATAATTCAGGAAAAATGGAATATGAACGAGGATTTATATTTTTTGTTTTTGAATGAGTATTACCGCTGCATCTTTCATTTACATCAATCCAAAAAATTGCCAAATAATATCAGTATATCTGAAAAGATATTGTTGTTTTACACACAATATCATTTAGAATATAAGCCTACTCATGAGAACCTGCGAAATATAGTGAAAAAAATAGTGGTCTAATAGTTTATTGCTGTTTACATGTTTTTCTGCGTCTTCCACCTTGTTGTTTCGCAGTTTTTCTTTGTTTCTTTCCACCGGATTTTGGAACCGGACCAGCAGGTGTTCCTGGAGGGGGACCAGCAGGAGGAGCAGCAGGAGGAGAAACAGGATGAGCAGGAGGAACCGGAGGAACAGGAGCAGCGGGAACACTAGTTCCGCCAGTCATCCATTTTTCACCTTTGTTTTTACGCGTTTTAGCACGCATCATTGCATCCCTATAACTAAGCCCTTCTTCCTTTTGCACCTTTTTCACAAAATTAACCCAATCCTTTAAACTTTTGTTTGCTTTGCGAACCATTTTCAATTGGTATATATTTAGTGAATATTTTTCCATTCACAAAAAAGTAATTATGCTAAACTATCATTATTCTTCAATACAATTATTTATATATCGTTTTTGGAATGTTATTATGCCATAACATCTGACGCATAATAATTGTTCGAAATTGTTACATTCTTCTTGCGCAATTTACTTTTCTTTGTTTTCACAACCGGGTCTTCGCTGACGACGCTTATGTTTGTATATTCTTCCTTTAGCACATTTTTGATAAAATCAAATATAAACAACAAAATACGTTCGGAACAATTTCCCACAATCAAACAGCTGCCTGTCCTAAAAATCATAAAAGATACTTCTGTGTATTTTTTGTTGTCATCCAATTCGCTCATTTTCATATTACGCTCATGTGCTAAAATACGCCCGTTTTGCAATTCTGTATTAAACCCGATTTCATTGTTGAAATAGAACTTGCATTTTACACCAGGATAACTGCACGGGTCATAAGCTGTCTCAATACCATATTTATCAGAACGCATAATGCTATACAATTTTTCGCGATTTATATAAAACCCGCAATTGAAATTGGAGTTGATGAGAACATTGTCTTCTTGACTGTTTTCGATGAAACATAAATGGGTTTCAATAAACGGTTGCATTGTGTCTAAAATCATTTTGCGAACGATGGTAAATAATTTAGCATTTAAAATACCGGGTATTTCGAGTTTGCCGGTATTGAACACCTTGACATGTATCTCCTTGAACTCGCCTTCATATTCAAACCGCAAAATTATCGCAAAACAGTTATAGAATGCATTTTTTACTTTACCTCGACAATTCATAATGTCTTTTTTGGAAATACCGATAGTTAGTTTTCGTTCGTCCTTGAACTTCAGGCGTCTTGCTTGTGGGTTGTTGATTTGTTTGATGATGTTTTCTGTATAATAACTAACGCCCTCTAGTTTTTTGCGATATTCCATATATTCTTCCTCCGTTTTTGCAACAAACTTCATTTGTTTTTTAACCACCCCCATTATTGGACGCCAGTATTCAATAATGGGTATATTCCAGAAAACGGATTGTATATCAATAGATTGATTTAGGAAAAGTACTTTTGTTTTTGTAGAAATATATAGTTCATCGCATTTCGGCATCGTTTTTTCTGGTTCTTTTTCGGAATGCGATTCTTCAAATGGTATAGCTTTTGACGCCGGTTTTTGCACAGGAGGGGAACATATAGCAGACCCGAATACATTCATAGAGCCTTGTTGGGCTAAAAAGCGCATCCATTCATCATCGACCGGTTTTGACATTATTTAGGAAAAGTGATTGATAATAGTAATGATTAATGAACACTTATTTCTTTTATATTGTTTTCAATTTTATATTTTTTTTGAAAAAAATATATGGGTGTAATACTATAGATATGACATCCATTTGTTCCCAAACGAATATAGAGCGCAATATTATTCAATTCCCCAAAAAAATGGTTATACAAAATAATAACAATAATATATTAATAAACAACATGACTACAAATTATGATGTATATCCAGCTACAGATAGGTTCGATCCTAATATATCAAGTTCTCCACCGAATGCATTTGTAGATACTTTGAAACAAAGAATGAATAAGTATTATATCAATGATAATACAAGTGGGATGAATAATATTATAAATAAGTTTGCTCGCAATAGAACATTGTCTTGGGAACATAAATGAGAAGGTGTTACGAGAACGCCGGAACGAGCTCCGGTGTTCTCGCAATTTATATATTTTTATAATAATTATGTAATTTGTAATAAAAAAATGCTATCAAGTTCTCTATATCTGTATCATAATTATGCAAACAATCCTCCATAATATTTAAAAATTCACTAGACAATATGTGAGAACGCATACGAATAATATAATCAAAATAGGATTGTATGATTTGTCGCTTATCCATGTTATATTGAATACTTATTTGGTGGATATATTGTTGTATATTATCCATCGATGATAAATTATCTCTGGACAATCCTTTACCACCTGCGCTCGTTCCGAGCTCTGACGTTCTCCTATTTTCATTGGTATTATCCGGGGTATCCTCTACCACCGGTGCTCCTTCCTCGCTCTGGTGTTCTCCCAATAACATGGTATGCAATTTAGACCATACTCCAGAATGAATAATATAATTAGCCCATTCGGTCAAGTTTTGATTTAATTGTAGAAAATTAATCATACTGCGTATATCAGACTGATACATATTTTGTATAGCATCTATAACGTGGGGTTCTATATCTAAGTTCTCCGATTCAGCAATATTTTGTATAAACTTATCTATTTCTTTTTTAGGCAATTGATTAAACCGAATGCAAATAAACTCATGTTGAAGGGTTTCGTCAATTTTACTGATATAGTTACATATGAGACAAAATCGGACATTATTTGTGCAAGTTTGTAATAGAGTTTTCAGGGCTTGTTGGGCGGTTTTTGTCATATAATCAACTTCGTCTAAAATGACAAACTTGAACCCGATTTCAAATAAGTTTTTCGATTTAACAAATTGATTGATTTGGTTTCGTATAATATCTATTCCACGTTCATCGGAAGCATTTAGATGAATAACTGTTCCTTTACTTTTGCCATAATATTTGTATTGATATTCGTTTATGAGGTTTATAATCGTGGTTGTTTTACCGGTTCCAGGTGGTCCGTAAAACATTAGGTTCGGAAAATAACCATTCTCTAAAATATTAGTAAACAGTTGGCGGTTCATAGGGTCGAGAACAATATCATCGAAATGTACTGGACGATATTTTTCAACCCATGGTATAGTTGTTTTTGTGAGAACGCCCGAGCTCGGAACGAGCGTAGGTTTTTGAAGATTACCCGGGGCTGTATTTTTTGCGTAGGATAATGCCGTTGCCATAGGTAGGTACTAAATGGATGATTAGTTATAGTATCATGTCGTTAGATACTTTTACAGAAAAAATATATTTAACAGAAAAATAACAGAAATAACAGAAAATTGAAACATAATTTTAATAATGGGTCTATAATCAATTTGGTTGAACTACTTATTAATACTTGAATGAATCAAACAATGACAGACGCTTCAATTACAAACAATGGTAATATGACATCATCGGTTATGCCTCCTCCACCTCCAAATAACACACAATGTTTATTTTCACATGAAACTGGACATATTAGACCATATTTAGAAGATGCATACCAGGTTATTACACGAAACGAATGGTGGGGTCAATTTAAACATACGCTACAGACCAGAGGGGTTAACCCAGAAACTGGTTTTATGTTTTCAAGTGATCCATTTTATAAAACGATTATGAATGCAATTGTAAGCACACGCATCGGCGGAGGACATAGCGGATTTAGTATGGGGTTTGTAATGCGTGAAATGGAACAAATCGCATTATACGGCGAGGATGTATATATACAAGGTATTGCACGAAGGGAAAAGAAACCGAAACCAATCATTCAACTTATTGAAACAACGCAGGAACGAGGAACAACTGAAGAAGAATATTCCGCATAATAACAACAATAAAACTTATATAAATTATATGAATTATAGTATTTGCATGATTTGTAATTATAAATAATGTATGTTTTTATTGATCCATTGACAGACCGACATTATCCTTCGATAATATAATTCTCCGAATAATCCTCGAACACCTACGCTCGTTCCGATCTCCGGCGTTCTCGCAAAACACACATATATGAAACCATATAAATATTTACTAGTATTATTTATTAGTAATAAAATGAATACGGGTATATCTCATAAAAGTGGGTATTTAGAAATTATATTCGGGTCAATGTTTTCCGGGAAAACGACACTTATAATACAACATTTTAAAAAGTTCTCTTATATAGGTAAAAAGGTCGCAGTTATTAATTATGCAGATGATACACGATATCATGATGCTCTACTATCCACACACGATAAAGTAATGATACCGTGTATTGTAGCTAGAAAAATTGCTGAAATAAGGGAATCCATTGTAAATGCAGATGTAGTATTAATAAATGAAGGACAATTTTTTGAAGATATTTATGAAGAAGTATTAGAAATGGTAGAAAAACAGAACAAGATTGTATATATATGTGGATTAGATGGTGATTTCAAAAGAAATAAGTTCGGTAGGTTATTGGATTTAATACCATATTGTGATGAAATAACAAAATTACGTTCTCTATGTGCGTATTGTAAAAATGGAACCCCAGGTATTTTTTCTCATCGTATTACGAATGAAACGTCGCAAGTGGTTATAGGAACAGATAATTATGTTCCGTTATGTAGAACTTGTTATAAAGAACAAAACGTATAATGGTTTTATTGTTTTTTTAAACTATATAAAGTTTTTAGATAGTTTAACTCTATAAATGGATAGTTTAACTGAAAAAAAGAAACGAGGACGTAAGAAGAAGTCCGATATAATTCAATCCATAGAGGACAACTTTAAAGTGGATGGTATTACAAATGAAAATATTCAAATAGAGATAGATCCACAGCAAAACATGAATATGGATGATTCGACAGAACCAGACGACAGTATTGCGCCAGGTGTAAAAAAACGGGGTAGAAAACCAAAGGGTGGAAAACTCGTAATAAAACAGCCAGAACAAATTGTAAAACCACAAATAGTTTCAAATGTTATATTACATTTGAAATGCTCATTAAATGATTTGCATGAATATAATGATAAACTGAATAAATTGGTTACTGATCCGATGTTATATAATCCGTCAGTTCCACCGGCGATTATGACATACAATGAAGACAAAACTAATTTTTCAAAATACGATACGAATTCCGATGACGAACAAAAATTGCATTCATATGCATATGAAACAAATATAGCATCGAATAATGTATGTAGCGCATGCGCAATGAAACAATCTGAGACAAACTACGGTGAAAATATAGATGATAATATGTCAAGTATGAAAGATATTAATGCTAAATTAAAAAAATTAAAAATAAACCTCTATAAAAATAATTTGGGTGATAAAAAATCGGCGTGTTTTTGGTGCACATATGAGTTTGATAATCATCCATGTTATATACCTAAATATGAGATGGACGCTACAGTATTTGGGTATGGATCATTTTGTCGTCCAGAATGTGCAGTTGCTTTTCTTATGAAAGAAAACATTGATGATTCTACGAAGTTTGAACGATATCATTTGTTGAACCAAATATACAGTAAAGTTTACGATTATAAAAAAAATATCAAACCAGCACCTAACCCGTTTTATTTATTGGAAAAGTATTATGGAAATATGACGATACAAGAGTATCGTAAAATGTTGAAAACAGAGCATATGTTACTGATTATTGATAAGCCAATGACACGGATATTACCGGAATTACACGAAGATAATGAAGATATTGTATTGAATATTTACGGTGGGACAAAAACTTCATCTACTGTAAATAATGGAGTATATAAAGTAAAACGTCAAAGTGAGAAACCACTGGGACCCAGTAAAAATACTATTATGCGAGATAAGTTTGGATTAGTTCCTGCTGCACAATAATAGATAGTGAGAAATATTATCTTCTAATAAATTATTGGAAGATAATACATATAAAGGAGTTTTTACAAATTATATATACATATTTATATTCATATCCAAAAAATGATTACGATTCAATTAATGGGTGGGCTAGGAAATCAATTATTCCAAATATTTGCAACTATAGCATATGCAATAGAACATGGTCATCAATTTGTATTTCCATATACTGATGTATTACTTGTAGGAAAAGCCAGACAAACATATTGGAACAATTTTTTGTCTAATTTCACTATTTTTACTACAAGAAGCACGCTTTGTAAGTTTTCAAATAATGATTTGAAATTACTACCCGTGTTAAAAGAACCCGGTTTTAAATATGAAAAAATACCACACGTTTCTTCGAATACTTCTATTTCATTGCATGGATATTACCAGTCATACAAATATTTTGAAAAGTATCAAGATAAAATCTATGCGATGATGTTATTATCCAATCAACAAAAGTCTATAAGAACAAAATATACGAATTATTTGGAAGGCTGTAATACGGTTAGTATGCATTTTCGGTTGGGTGATTATAAAGAAAAACAGCAATATCATCCAATTATGCCTAAAGGATATTACGAACAATCATTGTTGCGCATATTAAATACAAAATATACATTCGATACGCCAATACGTGTATTGTATTTTTGCGAGAGAGAAGACAATTCAATTGTTATGGGTGTTATAGAGCAATTACGCTCATCTTTTTCTACATATTCAAAATTGGTATTTGTGAAAGTAGAAGATGATATGGAAGATTGGAAACAATTATTGTTGATGAGTTGTTGTGATGATAATATTATTGCGAATAGTTCGTTTAGTTGGTGGGGGGCTTATTTCAATCAGAACCCGAACAAATGTGTATGTTATCCATATATATGGTTTGGTCCAGCAATGGGGTCTGTGTATTTGGATGATTTATTTCCTCCATCTTGGTGCAAAATATAGTTTTTTCGTAGATGAAAACGGAAAATTGATAAATGTAATAATATAAAGATATAGTATCATTATTATAAAGAACTTTATTATCAACGCCTATACTCCATTAATATGTCTCACAGTCTTAGAATGTCTTCCTCAAATACTGCCATTGATGCTGTCAGAAAAAATATGAAACGCGCATTTCGCAAGTCTTTGAAAGATTTGAATATGGAAATGAAACACTATGAATTATATAAGACGAACTACAATTTTATGATGTTTTCGCCAATTGTTCAATCGCTGCAAGAAGAAATACGTGGTATGGAAACCAGTATACATGAACTGCAAAGTGCAAACCGGCATTTAACCCAAGAATTGGACAGAATGCAAAAAAATGAATCGCGGCTGAACAAAAAAATCAGAAAACTACGAAAAAACAAAAAGGAAGACATCAATACATTACCTACTGATTTTTCGGGAACTTCCCAGCTTGAAACTAACGTAGAAGAATTATCTCTATCAGAAAATATTGTCAATGAATATTCTTCAAATGATGACGCAGTGCATCAAGAGAATGTCTCAGAAGGTAATGTTCATGAAGAACATATTGTATATGAACTAGTCGAAGAAGTAGTAGAGGAAGAAGCTGGGGAGAAAGCTGAAGAAGCCGAGGAGGAAGCTGAAGAAGCAGCTGAGGAAGAACCTCAAGAAGAAGACGCCAAGGAAGCAGCCGAGGAGGATTCAGAGGAATCAGAAGCCGAGGAAGAAGCTGATGACGCAGAAGAAGACGCCGAAGAAGCCGAAGAGGATGCCGAAGAGGAAGCTGAAGCGGAAGAAGAACCTGAAGAAGCGGAAGAAGCGGAAGCCGAGGAAGAAGCCGAGGAAGAAGCCGAGGAGGAAGCTGAAGAGGAAGAAGAAGCCGAGGAGGAAGCCGAAGAAGAAGCCGAGGAAGAAGCCGAAGAAGAAGCGGAAGCAGAAGAAGCAGAAGAAGAAGAAGAAGCAGAAGAAGAAGAAGAAGAAGCCGAAGAGGAAGCCGAAGAGGAAGCCGAAGAAGAACCTGAAGAAGCTGAAGAAGAAGAAGAAGAAGCTGAAGAGGAAGCCGAAGAAGAGGAGGAAGTGTATGAAGTGAAAATTAATGGGAAAACATATTTCACAACAAATGAAAAATCAGGTGTTATATATGCAATGGATGCAGAAGGTGATGTCGGCGATGAAGTAGGGGCTTATGTAAATGGAGTTCCAAAAATCACAAAGTAAATCTTGGTAACAGCTATATAAACGATTGTATACGTATATCTTCATATGTATAGTTAAATAAAAATATTAATAAAAAATATAAAACTATTTTTATTAGTAGTATAATGGAACCACATACTAAAGAAACTATATATCCAAATCTGAAGTTTGGAGAAATAACAGTCCAATACAAAGATAATTGGATGCAAAAAACGATGAGATATTTTAATTATGAGACACCAATTGATGCTACTACGAATATAATTATTTTATTTCATGATAATAATGAAATCTTACATACACTTGATATAGTTCCAGATAAAACAATTACATATACATATCCTAAAAAACATATTGGTCATTATTATCCATCCAATATTAGTATAGGAGAACCTGCAAAAAAAATATACAACCGAAATATTGTTAAAACAAACAATGGTCTTGTTTTATTTGGATTCAATGAAATATACAATACAAATCGCAATACATATATATCAGATGCATCTATTTATAATTGTATTTATTACAGTATTGATACAAAATACCCCGATTTAGAAAGAGTGGTTTTTTCAATATTGAAACGCAAATATGGTATAGATAGTTCTCGTTTTTTATTTTCATATGATTCCGAGTTTATGACAAAATCACAAGCGGCAAATATAATATACAACATACTAACATTTGATGGCGTAAACTCATGAAATAAAATAAATATAAACAATAAGTGATTAGTTATTGTATATAATGAATCGTGTTGAACAACTCGAAAAAATACAGGCCGAAGCATTGGAATTATTCAAAAAGAAGAATGCTGATTATGGCGATGCATTTGCTAAATATGGATTAGTAGGCGTTTTGATGCGTATTGAAGACAAAATACAAAGAGGTTTGTCTATAACAAAAAACGGTGTAGTTTTGGTATCCGATGAAGGACTAAAGGATACGTTGCTGGATTTACATAATTATGCAGCAATGGCAATGATGTTGTTAGAAGAAAGCGGGAATAATGAACGGTCATAGGTGTTTAGAAAATACATGGTTATATCACAAATGGTTATATAGAACGTTTTCTGGTTGAATTATTCGGTTTTGTCTTGTATGATTTTGTGTATTTTTTACCACCTTGTGCTAAAAATCGAGTAGGCTTAATAATCGGAGCATCTTTTTTTTTATGAGAACCTAATGCAGATGCAATTTCTTCTTTTCGTTCTTTTTCATGTTTGATTTTTTCTTCTTTGGCTTTTTTAATACTGAATACTTCCTTGCTTTGTATGGGACCATAGGATGGGCCTTCATCCATCAATTCTTCAAACCGACGCGTAAGGTCTTCATCCAAAATTTGACATTTTATTTCCGATTGATTTTGTGCATTTAGTTCTCCTTCAATCAATTCTATGTATACTGATATTGCATATTCGCTTCCTGATTCAGATGATTTAGATGATGTAACTGAAACATCCCAATATTTAGCTAACACCGCAAAGTCTGGTATTTTTCCGGCGTTTATTAATTCGTTTGCAGGATTTACTACTTGGTCATAGAATTGATTACTAGTATTTTCAAAATATTCCTTCATTATTTTGGCTAATACCGTATTTAGAGAAACCACATTTTTCTCTAAAAAATCGCGTTTTATATATTCAATGATATTTTTCAAATTGGAATACTTTTTTTGCGACAATTCTTGTATTACTTGTTTTGTAAAATTGTCTTTTTGGTCTAGTTTTTTTTCATATTCTACGAAAATACCGGATGGGGGGTCTTTGAAAAATGTAGTTTGAAACTGTGTTAAAAACTTTATTTGGGTTGATAATTTCGTTATTTCCGCCAATTTTGTTCCGATTTTTCTAGAAATATTTATTTTGTTTGCAGCAACCAATTTATCAAATGAGTTTTTAATAGGTTCTGTTATATTCAATATTGTTTCAGGTTTCGGATCAGTGTTGTTGTCTAGCTTTTCAAGCTCATCGATTATGATGTCTATTGAATTATCTATTTCTGCATATTGTCCAGTAAGTTCAGTACTTTTTCTGGTGTCTTGGAATCGGTTATATCTAGTGATAACGGATTTGAATATTTCTTTTTGAAAGTCCGTTATTTCAGAATCTCGGTCCTGTTTTAATACATCAACCGATGCTTTTGAAAGGGGGGTTTCGCCTTTAAACAAGAACAAATCACGATTGGGGGTTCTTAATTCGGTCATATCAATATCTAATACAGCTATTTCGTTTCTAAGTTTTTCTATTTTTTGGTCCAGTTCTTTCAAGTATTCAGCTGGTATTTCATTTATTTTTTCCCTAACACTTTTTATAAAAATATTATTATTTGCAGAAGTTTTCATAGCAAACCTACCAAAATTAGTTATGGTCTTAGTTATTTCAGGTGTTATAGTAATGTTATCATAATTCGCTGGATCTTGGTCTGCACCAGTTGCCAGTGTGTCCACTATTTCACGTCCAGTAAGCATAGTTAATTTTCCACGTTCCCTCATGCTAGGTGGTTTGTTTTGAGCAGTAATGATTAATTGATTTAAGTTTTTCAAATATTGGTCTATATTTTTTTTACCGAAAACCCATGTGCGGCTATCAATATATCCATTTTCCAAACGGTCTAGTTCATTTTGTTTGGTTGTTTTATCAGTATTTTTTCTAGTCCATAGAGCGAGTTTATCTGCACCATCATATCTTTTACTAAGTCTAAAAAAATCTGTATTTACACCATTTTTTTTATATTCGAAATTAAATGTATCTTTTACTCTAGATATTTGTGTTATAGGTGATTTTGGGTTCGTCAAATGAGTTTGTATAAAATAATCCACCATATAATTAAACTCTTTATCAAACTCTTGTTGTTTTGTTGTATCGCTATCTACATCTACATATTTATAGAAAATGGCCATAATATCTTTTTTTATATCATCTGGATTATAAAACCGTTTTTGGGTTATCAGCTCATTACGTTCTTCTTCTGTAATGAACAATTCACCTGTTCCACTTCCGGTTCCTGCTGGTTGTAATCCATTCAACAATTTATCTGAAACGGTTTGCACTTCTTTTTCTATTTCTATTCTTTGTTCTTTTGCCCATTCGTTGTATTCTATAAGTTTATCTACCAATTTACGATATAATTTATTGTTTAGTATATCATTTAACCACACTACTTCTGTAACTGTGCAAACGCCTTTTTCTGTATTTAAATAGGAATATTTTCGTTTTCCTTCTGCAGTATTTTCACCAGAAGAAAACATATTAGCTACATCTCCAATATCAAAGGCAATAATGGGTCCTTGTTTTAGTAAATATTTGTTATAAGATGTATTAAAATTACTTTTTTTAGGATAACTAATCGGAAAAAGTAGTTTCAACATAATCATAATATTTTCATTTGCAGTTTTGGTATCAGGTGTAGATGGTGTGTGTGTTGGAGTGGGTGCTGACGTAGTTGCTGGGCTTGCATCTTCTGGATTCATTATGACTTTTATGAACTCTTCTTTGTCGAAAAAAATACTTACTATTTCAGAATACGTTTTTGATGCTAAAACTTGTTCATCATATTTGACTTCAGGTGTAAAAAATGGATATTCTGAAATATTTATTCGGCGAGGTCTTTCACCAGGTGCTGGATCATATAGTTTTGAAAATGTCAAATCAAATGGGGTTGGATTTATATTTGTGGCAACTTGTATTTTTATTTGTTGAACATTTTTACTTGACATAGTATATCTCTTTATATTATGTCAATATTATTTTTACTGTAAACACACGATCATTCTATAATTCTCCGGATAATACCTAAAACTATGCTGTTCCGTGCCCCTCCTCCTCCTATCCAACGTTCTCTCATTTACTAATGAGAATATGTCGCAAAATCACTGTATTGCTTTTGCTGTTTTTGCTTTTTTGCTTTTTCTAATGTTTCTTCGGCCGATTTTATTTGTTCTGGAGTAATAGTCGTATCGTCATTCATCAACGAAACGTGATAATCTGTAAAGTTGGATGGCAAGCAACAAAATGCACTTTGTTCATTCAATACATAATCCACGAGTATCATAAATACAATAGTTATAGCAAATGCAACATAAATATCACGAGTTCCCATCCATGATATTGCAAAAACTAATATATCACGACTAAATGTATATTTTAAATAGGATTCCATTGTTTTACTTAGTTTTATAGTAACAAATCTGGATGCAATATTCAATACTATAATCATAAGTCCTGCAAATATTTTACTGTTGTTAATAGTCATGATATTATCGTGTAAATAATCAAGTACAGAACTACCCCCTTTTTTTGATATCTTTCCCATTTTTTGAGCAGGTGGCGGTGGTGGTTGAGGCATAGACATTTTACTCAGGTATATATGTATGATGTTATTTTATTTTTGGGATTGTAGGTTGTTCATTTTCTAATAGCATAAATGGCTCACTTTTTACCCATAATGCCGGAATAAAATCACTTAGATTATCTAGAACAGTGTTTATAGAAAAGTCATCCGATGTTTTTGGTTGTAAGTTTTCTGAAGCTTTCAGTTGTTCTTCTATAATAGAGAACTCGCATGTATCATCGCATGGATTACATCTTTCATATTTGAAATTGATATCCGGATATACATGTTCTAGCATTTCCAATTTCAATGGATGTTCTTTATGAATAAGAACGCCATTTTTGCAATTTTGTTTTTTGAACTCACTTACGCTAGTGGATTCTGGTGACATATTTGAAAATGTTTCCGAATAAGTAGTTCCAATATTTCTTACATAATCAGAGTGAAAATACAATACAACCAGCGCACACATGAAAAGCCCATACACAATATCAATGGTTGTATAATATACAATGAATGAAATACCTATTAATTTTCCTAAAGAACTGTTTGCAATATAGGCAATATTTTCAGTATATAATATCAACATAGATATCAGTATGATAGGAATCAAATTAGAGTATGTGTCTAACATTAGATATTATATAATAGTTTAACATATAAATAGGAATATATCACAAAATAATTATCTGCATATTTTTTAAGATACTATAAAAATGTCCTTATTAACATATGCATCTCCATGGACCTCAGATGAAGGAAATAAAAAAAGGACCCCTACTATACGTAAAAATAGTAAAAGTTCAACTATAGTGAATGATAGTGGAGGAGAACCTGAAGAATATACACATACGGTAGCTCCTTCCCCAAATAATGCCCCGTTATCTTTAGACGAAGTGAAAGTATATCAAGACGAAAAAGCCACCAAAGTGCATGAATTAATAAATAAAATGTCTGCATTAGATGCTGAAAATGATGGTGCCCATTTAGCCAATTTTTCACCAATAGCCCCTCCTGTATCAACTGCAAAACCACAATATGTGCAAAAACAAGATAATGTGTATGGTGAAACGACTGATAACAATAATCAAAAGTCGGAATATGTATATTCATCTGATACCAGAAGTTTAGGAAACTTGACAAATTATCAAAATGTTTATGAAAATAAACCGATCTTCCAAAAAAATAAACCGTATTATGCAAATATGGGAATATCAAATGGTATTGATAATAAACTCATGGAACGAATAAATTATATGGTGCATTTATTGGAAGAACAACAACATGAAAAAACCGCAAATGTCACAGAAGAGTTTTTATTATATACTTTTTTAGGCGTATTTGTCATTTATGTAGTAGATACGTTTTCAAGAAATGGTAAATATGTAAGATAATGCGAGAACGCCGGAGCTTTATTTTCTTTTTAGGATAATTAATGAAGAACAATACATTATATATGTATAATATATAATGAGTAATAATTCAGAAACCACACAATCAATTAGTCAAAGAACCGGCGTAGTTGACAAAGAAATAACTATTCCGGCTCCGCCGGTTTCGGTAGAAGTGGATTCTAGTCAAGATGCAACATATATATCACCTAGTGAATCATTTACATCTATGTCTCCTTATAAAATTGGTGGAAACTGCATGTTGCGACGAGGAGGTCGTCGATCACTCAAGAAACATGGACGCAAATCGCACAAGAAACACGGGCGCAAATCGCACAAGAAACACGGGCGCAAATCGCACAAGAAACACGGGCGCAAATCGCACAAGAAACATGGACGCAAATAAACTATACAAGACATTATACAGAGATGGATTTTCTTCGTAGGATAATCACGATTACTCACAGCTATATATTACATACAATGCAATATATACCAAACTCATAAAAGTATCCTGAGAATATTACATTGCTCTTTCTAATATGTATATGTATTGATTTTCGTCACCATTGTATTTAGACATATTCAGTTTTGCATGCACTATGAAACCGTTTCGTATTGCTATTTGTAATATTTGTTCCACTGGATTCATATGTAAAGTATTTTCGTTTTGGCGAATATGACCCATATTGTCAGTAAACTTTTCTTTTACAATAACTTTAGAATCATTTTTCGGAAAAATATAGTCCGCGCTATATGAAAAAGTATCGAATTTCATATTTGAATTAGTGTTTCGGTTTTTCATATATTTTTGCATATTATTGTTTGTCAAAAGTGCTTTTGTTGCCGGAATAATTGGGTCAAACTGGTCTTTATCTACTAAATGCAATATCAAATATCCATTCGGAACTAGCCAATAATAGCAATTCTTTAAAAATGTCTCTTTTTCCTTTATTTCATATATAGTCCCTCCCATACACAAAATATGGGAAAACGTATTGTGTTCAAATGCCATAGGCTTCAATACATCATCAACGACTATTTCATTATTTGGAAATAACTCTTCCGATTTTGATGCCATGTCTTGCGATTTATCTATGCCATATGCGCGATATCCTTTGTGTAGTAATAGATTTACTAAATGCCCCGTTCCACTACCTATATCTAGAAAAACACTATTATGAGTAGGTTTCGTCATTTCTATAACAGTTTGGGTTTCAAATAGTGCCCGTTTTTCCGGTTTCATAAGCAAATCGTATTTCTCTGAGTAGAACTTGTCATATATATCATTATTTTGTTTCAATACAAATGCATCGTTTTGTTCAAATCCTTCCTGTTTAGCAGGTGGGCTGGTTTTATTATGCAATATGACTATAGCCAAAACAACCGCCAAAATGATAAGCAGTCTCAACCACATTTTGTTTGGAGTTTTTGCATAAATGATAGTATTAAGGGTTTTGAAAAAACTATCGAAGAATGATAAAACAACGGATTTAGACATTATATATGTAATATATTGCGATAATATAATTATCTGAATAATCCTCGAACACCTATGCTCGTTCCTCGTTCCGGCGTTCTCACAAACATATAGATGTTGATTTTATATATTTCGCAATTGCGTTCGTGTATGATTGAAAAAACGGTCTTTTCCAATGTTATTATTTGCTACATTTGGATGCAAAGGTGCATTCAAATCGGGAGGATTAAATAACAGTGTATGGCTCCCACCCGTATTTTCATATTGCCCTGGAGTGGTATAAACAGTCGAATTGTATAAATCACTGGTGCTAGCGGGGATGTATGTTCCTTTGTCACCGCCTTTTTGTAATGCGAAAAACTGGTTTCGTAATTGCATTTCCGTATCTATATTGTTGAAATATCCATATACAGGGGCTCGGTCATTTCCCGGATTGAAATTAACATCAACCACATGGTCTAAATAGTGTCTATTTCGTATAGTAGCGGGGGTTCTCCTGTCAATAATCGGAAAATATGCATATTTTGTAGGAACTGGTCTGAAGTTAATGTTTGGCTGTAATTGCATATCGGGAAATTGCCGACCACCTATACGGTCATTCAGTTCATTGGTTCTTTCAAATTGTCCATAATATACCCCTTCTGGGATACCATATATTTTATTTTGTTCTCCAATATTCATTTTTCAGTTATATATTATCCAGCGATATTATCCGGAGAATTATATCATCGCAGGATATTAGACATAATACATATAATGTAAAAAATATAAATAGAAATAGAGAACATATGTATATTACAAAAATGCCTAAATATATTATACGTATTTTTTCTAGTTTTTGCAGTTCTACTGAATGCAAAAATAAATATGAAGCTATAAATGAAGCGTTTTTAGAAGAAAATTATGGAAGCACGAAAGATATTTATATAACAGACGGCGACGATTTTACCCATGTTATTATTTTGAATACGGCTATGCCTAAATTGACAAATATTCCCAAAAAAAATGTTCTCGGATTAGCTATGGAACCCCCGCATTTTTTGGGATTACAGACACCTTTCATATATTATGCTCAACAATATATTGGGAAATATTTTATTGGCCAAACATTTGGACTTCCTGAACCATTTATACCATACCAAGGATATATGTGGCATACGGTGCCATTGAAAAGTTTGCCCACTAAACCGCATATGATGTCTATAATGGTTAGTCAAAAAACCCAGGCCCCGGGACACAAATACAGGCATGAATTGGTTTCCAAAATATTGGAAAGTAATTTACCAATCGATATTATGGGAAGAGGGTGTAAATATTATCCACCTGACCCTAGATTAAAAGGAGAGTTTCATAGTTTGGAGCCTTACTTGTCATATCAATTTCATATAGCTATAGAGAACTTTCAATTGGGGCATTATTATTCCGAGAAAATAATGGACCCTCTGTTTTGCGGAACAACGCCCGTTTACTTGGGATGTGTAAACATAGAAAATTATTTTCCGGGAATGGTCATTTGTTTGTCGGGGAATGCTGATAAAGATTTCGCTCTATTGGGGGATATTTTGTCTAATCCGGATAAATATCGTAAAACAATAGACGTAGATGCAGTTAAAAACACTACTAGTTTAGTGAAAAATATTCCAACACTGTTCGGATAAAAATGATATTTCTGGAGTGGAACACCGGATCTTGGAACAATCGCAGGTATTTGTATATGTTATTATAAAATTGAAATACTTTTATAATAAAAATAATATAGACATAACAAGTAAACCATTTTATTATGTCTATTATCAAAAATGCCACGATTTGTCATTACCTGCTACGACTGCTCTGATAGAATAAATAATACTGATATAACACATAAAGTTTCAGGACCTTCGCCACATATACAATATGCTATATGTGAGAAATGCCATATGAGATTACATACATCTGATGAACCCCAATGTACTAAAATCTTAACAGAAGATGACGGAAAAATGTTTGAGATGGGTATTTGTCTAGCATTCGGTATTCCATACGACGGTCCTTATAAATATGGAATGGATATCCCATTAGTATTACAAAGTAGACTAGCTCATCTCAAAACCAGATTTCCAGAGTATGTGCATAGCGCCAAGAGTGGAGCCCGATATGATTACACGTGTATTGGAGAACCTGAAAAACATATTAGCGCAAAAACCACAAAAAAAGGCAATGGAAAAGTTGCACCACAAGTCATTGGACAAGCACAGCCTCAAAAGTTTTGTGATGTAGTTGGTATACCATATTCGGGTATTGCAGACTTGAAAAAATATATACAAGAAAACATTGCGTCCATCTTACCCATATTGTTTATATACACATTTGATTGTCCAATGTTATATTACAATGTTGAAAAAAATAGCATTCGTCTGTTACAACCGAATGAAACCTATCCTATAGATTGGTCTGCATTTAGTTATAGTTGGACTTGCGATTGGTCTGTCTGGAATAATTCGTCTTGTGTAAAAATTGCGGTAGGAGAAAAAACGGTGTCTTTAATGGAGTTCCAATTCCATACAAAAAGTCGCACAAATATGGCCGTTCGATGGTGTTTTGAAGAATTATTATTTGTATTTAGAGAACATTTTACTATAGAAAACTTATAAATATTACTTAGACGCACATACCATACATATATACACATACACATATCTTAGCCAATAATTTCAACTGTTTTGTCAAAATATTCCTTTGATATTTCACATCCTCTAAATTGTCTATTTGTATTCTTACAGGCTATAGCGGTAGTGCCACCGCCTAAAAATGTGTCTAACACCACATTATTCTCATTAGAATGTTTTTTTATCAGGTCTTCAAATAATACTAAGCTTTTTTGTGTAGGGTGAAAACGATGTCGCCCTCCTTGCAATGGATACATATATATACCATTGTCATATGAACTGTTGAAAGTAGGACTACCGCCTTTTACGCCTATCAGTGCAATTTCTCGGCAATTTGTCAGATAATTTACTTTGCTATTGAGTGGTTGTGGGTTGGTTTTTATCCATTCTATCATCCTGATTTGTTTGAACTTGTGTTTTTCTAGCAAGTCTTTTAGTGTAGTTATTTTCCACAAATCGAAAAACATAATAAGCGTTCCGCCCTTGCGCAATTTTTTATAGTATTCGCCAATGAATTGGTCCAATAATTCCATAGTAAATTTGGAATCCCATTCGCCGTAATCTGTTTTTACACAGTATTTTTTGCCATAAATAGTTCCATATTTTATGTAGTTATCTTTTCCAGTGTCATCGTCTATTTCATTTGCAATTTTGTATTCCTCCCAGTCTGCCTCAGTTTTTACAAACTCGATATTGTTTTCTTCATTTTGTTTAACTGTGTTATAATGTGTATTCATACCAGTTTCCCTGGAAATAATATACGGGGGGTCTGTTAGCACCAAATCAACGGACCCATTGGGGATGGTTTGTAAATATGTTATTCCATCAACATTTTGAATATTTATTCTTGGTGCAAGTTGAGTTGTCATTATTAATTATATATATGAAATACAGTTTATATAGTTTTGTATTTCATATTCAATTTTCTTATGTATTATGTTTATTACGGGTGCGCCTGTGTCGTTTACGTTTCGTTTGTTTTTTCGTTGTTGTTTGATTGTTTTTTTATGAATATGTTTTCCACCAGATGTGCGATTTTTGTTATATCAATTTATTTTTAACTATATGTAATAATTTTTATTAGTATTATTATATATACATTATTATATAGATGAGTTCTTCATTAAATCTTACTAATGAAGTTGGCAATTTAGCTATAAATCACCATTTTGTTAACCCAACAGGAACTATCATATGTTTTGCTGGTCAAATAGTGCCTTCAGGATGGTTGTTGTGCGATGGAAGTGAAATAAACAAGTCCGATTACCCAAAATTATTTTCTGTAATTGGAAATGTCTACGGAACATCAGTAAACTCTAATAATTTTGTTTTACCAAATCTTCAAGAGAGAATCCCTTTAGGAAAATCAAATAGCAATAACTTGGGAGATAAAGGTTGAAATTCTAACATAACATTGTCAACAAATCAATTACCATCACATAACCATACAGGAACTACAGATACCGCAGGATCACATACCCACACAGCAACTGACTCAGGACATGCTCACTCCTATAATGATGCATATTTTGCTGAAAATAGAGGTAATAGACAAAATGTTTATGGAACTGGTGCGTATACTGACTATGATAATGATTTTATATACAGAACGCCTACACCTACAACATATACAGGATATGCTAATATTACTGTCGCAAATAATGGACAACACACACATACATTTACTACAAATACTACAGGAAGTAATTCATCTATTAATATATTGAACCCATATCTAGTGTTAAACTATTTAATAAAATATTAGGTGAATACAATGAAATATATTTATTATAAGAAGTTATAAATATATAATTATCCGGAAATAATTTATTATCGCAGGATAATAGACATGTTCTTTATTCCGGCGTTCTAACAAGCCATATTATACATACCACAAGCCCTTTTTTTTCATTGCTTTGATTTTGGTTTCCATTCCCACCATCCAATTTGCATGCACGAAATAAACTGGATGAGTAGATTGTTTGAACTTTTCCTGTAGTTCTCTATACCGTTGATCTTCACTAAGCTCACTAAAATATAATAGACCATTTGGAAATTGCCATTTATTCAGAGGCATTATATTAAATATTTTTGGATTTGACATCAAAATGTGTAATAAAATAATTTGGTCATTGTCAGAACTAGTTCGGTTCTCATAAATACTCTGTATTAGTTTTGTAGTAATTGGTTTCGGAAACAGCAACATGCAACCAGTGCATAACATATTTATATCATCCTGCATAACTGCGTGATAATTCGTTTCTTTTAACTCGTGATATACTTCGTTTAGGTTTTGCAATACAACTGTGTCTATGTCTAGATACCAAACCGGTATTCCTTTATTTAATAACCCCAGTATAACCTTATAACGGGTATATGACAATGTATTGAAATCAGGTGTTCCAAAATCGGATTTCTCTTTGGTAAGTGTAGTTGCATTTTCTATAACCAATTCTACTGGATGACCCTTTTCTACTAAACAGTCATAGCTTTCTTGGTCTGTTACATAGGCACGATAATTTTGTATATTTTGCCGACGCAATGATTCTAAATGATTCAGTGCGAGAGTAATCCCGCCGAAATTAAATACAGAAATAAAAAGGACTTCTGTTGGCATATGATATATGACACTCTAGTCTTTTATATTCGTTTTTGTATGTTTATTATTCGTTTTATTACTAGGTTGTTATCGTAAGTAGTCGCAACAAAATTGATTCCTATATCAATATAAACAGAATACGCTATTCTATTTATACACCCCATTATTCGTATCAATCTATAACTCCAATATTTCTTTTAATATGGTTAAAATCTGCGACACTACTGTTTATTCCGAAGAATCTGAAACAAAATATGCCGAGTATTTTGCTAGTTTTGGATTTCCCCTCAGTCCATTCCAAAAATATGCTATAGAAGCTATTGTAGAAGGGCATCATGTTTTAGTAACTGCTCATACAGGTTCCGGCAAAACATTGCCCGCGGAGTTTGCTATACAACATTTTGTCAAAGGGTCAAAACGCCTTATTTATACAAGTCCTATTAAGGCACTTTCCAATCAAAAATACTACGAGTTTTCTAAAAAATACCCCGATATTACATTCGGATTATTAACCGGGGATATAAAGACGAATCCAGAGGCGGATGTTCTCATCATGACGACGGAGATATTGATGAATGCCCTATTTCGCAAAGATACGGGGGCTTCCGCCCCCGGGGCGCTAGCATTTCAGATGGACATAGAAACCGAATTGGGGTGCGTGGTTTTCGACGAAGTGCATTATATCAATGACGCAGACCGGGGGCAAGTTTGGGAAAAAACGATTCTGATGCTGCCTCCACATATCCAGATGGTTATGTTATCGGCAACTATTGATGCCCCGGAGCGATTCGCCGAATGGTGCGAACGAGGTGGTTTAGGTGGAAAACAAGTATATTTGGCATCAACATCGCACCGGGTTGTTCCATTGACACACTATGGGTTTCTCACTGTTACGGAGAATATTTTCAAAGGGATGAAAGACAAGGTATTGGAAAAGGATTTACGCGATAATACGAACCGACTCATTACGTTGCGAACTGATCGGGGGGAATATGTGGAAACTGGATATAAGGATTTGAAACGTATGTTAGGCGTTTTTGAGAACCGCGACGTTTTCCTAAAACGCAAGGCAGTATTAAATAATTTGGCACTCTTCTTGCGCGACCGCGAGATGCTTCCGGCTATAGCATTTGTATTTTCCCGGAAAAATGTGGAGTTGTGTGCCCAAGAAATAACGGTTCCTTTATTAGAATTTGACAGTAAAGTTGCCTACACAGTTGCGCGCGAATGCGAACAAATCATTCGCAAACTGCCGAACTTTAGAGAATATTTGGAATTGCCGGAATATCAAACCTTGGTGGCTCTTTTGGAAAAAGGTATTGGGATTCACCATTCCGGTATGATTCCCATTTTGCGTGAAATAGTGGAATTAATGATTTCAAAAAAATACATCAAGCTACTGTTTGCAACGGAATCTTTCGCTATAGGACTAGATTGTCCTATTAAAACGGCCATATTCACTAGTTTAACAAAATATGACGGCAATGGAGAACGATATTTGCTATCGCACGAATATACGCAAATGGCTGGTCGTGCCGGGCGGCGGGGCATCGATACGATTGGTCATGTGGTTCATTGCAATAATTTGTTTGGATTACCATCGTCGAGTGAGTATAACACAATATTGTGCGGAACTCCCCAAAAACTGGTATCCAAGTTCCGGATTTCCTATTCCATTATTTTGGGATATTTAGGAAAATCGGAGGAACCAGTTTCCCTAAATACCTTTGTGCAATTTGTGGAAAAAAGTATGATAATGAATGAAATCGCAAAAGAAAAAGCGCAACAAACTAAAGTTATTGGAGAACTTTCCGAACAAATTGCTAAAAAAGGTCAAATGTTGGAACTATTACAAACCCCTGCAACAATTTGCCGGGAATATTTAGAAACCGAGGCCCGGTCAAAAACGGCGGTTAATAAAAAACGGAAGGATTTAGAACGCCAGATGCAGCAAATGCGAGACCAATATCGGTATATAGCTGATAATTGCAAAACGGTGAAAGAATATGATATACTGGTTTCAAAAAAAAGGAAAGAAGAATCTGATTTAGCCGATATATCTGGATATATCTCCTATCAAGTGAAAAACGTTGTGGATATATTAGTGGACCTAGGGTTTGTAGAAGAAACTAACACGACATCATATATTCCTACACATTTAGGAAACATGGCAGCAGATATAGCTGAAATACATCCGGTTGTATTCACTCAACTATTACATGAAACGAATTATTTAGCACAATTTTCGGCGAAACAATTGGTTGGATTGTTTTCATGTTTTACAGATATGAAGGTTTCCCAAGACAATAAAATAAGTTGTCCCAATTCGAAAGACCCATTATTACAAAAAACAGTGGAAAAACTGGATAAATTGTTTATAGCACTTGCAGACAGAGAACATGAAATATCGATGGATACAGGCATCAATTACAATAGTGTATTGATGTATGATTTGATAGACCAAATTGCAGAATGGTGCGATTGTGAAACGGAACAAGACTGCAAGTATTATATACAACAAGTATTGGGTGAAAAGGGCATTTCGGTGGGAGATTTTAGCAAAGGTATTTTGAAAATCGCAACGATTGCAAAAGAAATTGGTTCAATGTGTGAAAAACGCGGTCACATAGAATTGCAACATACATTGTCCAATATTGAGCCGATGATACTCAAATATATAACAACTACGCAGAGTTTATATGTCTAATAATAAAACCAAAATAAAACTAAAAATAAAAATAAAACTAAATTGTTTACAGTTATATATAAAGATAATTATATTTTTCATATAATCATATGGAAAATATCATACAGGAAAATATTATACACGATAAGGCATTTTATATAGGAACTTCCATTGTATATCCTCCATTCAAAAATGGGTTTTATATGGAAGAATATTTTGTAAATTATATTTGCAATAACAATACATTTTATGACCGTAATGGCAGACTTTATATACCTGCATTATGGACAAACTTTCAGTTAGAATCGTGGTTTGGTTCATATAGAATGATTATGCAAACCAAACTGGATGAGTTTATAATTACACACCCTTGTGAAAAAGGGTATTTTACAGTAGTTCAACATGATGATGGTCCATTTTTAAAGTTACCGAGTAATACAATTGTATATGGAGCATGTAATGGAGATATACCTCTACCATTGATTTATGAAGATAATAAAGATACACTCAAAATATTGGCAAAAAACAATGTGAAAAGTTTTCACGAAAGAGAAATACTATGTTCATTTGTCGGATGCACGACTCATACAGTTAGAAATAAATGTATAGATAGTTTTTCTAACGTTCCCGGATTTGAAATGATTGTCCCAAAAGAAGGATGGAAATTAGCAGTGAATAAATCAAATCAAGATGTATTTATCGAAAAAACACTTCATTCAAAGTTCGCATTAGCCCCTAGAGGATATGGTAAATCAAGTTTCCGGTTTTTTGAAATATTTCATTTAGGATGTATACCGATATATGTATGGGATGATATAGAATGGCTCCCATATAAAGATATGTTAAATTATTCTACATTTTGTATATCGATTAATGTATCTTGCATAGACCAATTACCGGATATATTGAAAGATATAGATGAGCAAAAATACAACAAAATGAAAGAAGAATATGAAAAAATAAAACATATGTTTGAATTGGAGTTTATGTGCAAATACATAACAACTATAGGTATTTAGAAATCATCATCTGCGTCAGATTCATCCTCGCTATTGGAATATATATCACCTTCTATGATGACTTCTTCGTTAGAATCATCGTTAGAATCATCGTTAGAATCATCGTTGGAATCCTCATTGTGTATATCTTCTTCTGTATTTTCAGTTTCACTTTCATGAATGACATTATGCTCGTAATTATTTGTAATATCCATTGTATTGTCAAACATAGTAAGAGATGGTTGCTGTGAAATAATAACAAATTGGTAGCCATTGACAGTGTATTCATTGTCTGTATTTTCATCATTCGTGTTTTCACTTGTATCGCTAGTATCACTTTCCTCTTCATGAATGGACGAATATTTTGTATTTATTATTTCCAGATGTGTTTTTTGATATGTTTTTATATCCATTGGTTCATCAAAATCAGGATGTTTATCACTGAACTCTACATATTTAGTCATTTTTGTTGAAAACATGACTTGCTTTAATCTGACCAATTTACGACCAAAGCATGGATTGTATGAATACAGTCTTTTCAATTTATATCGAAGATGCGTTTCTGCATCAATGATTCGATACTCTTCTGCCGAGTAGTTAACAGTATAATAGAGAAATAAATATGGACGCATTATATCAATAATTGTTTCTTTCGGGAATGATTTGTCTATACAAATATTTTTTTGGTATTTGTTTAACATCGTAATAATATCGTTATATAGCATTTCTGTAGTCCCGTTTTTTATATAACTTTTGAACGCAATACATTTTATAATATTTTCGTTTTCATCAATAAATCGGCGTAAATCAAAATCAACTAAAAAATAATTATGGAATAAAGTGGGCATCAAAATAGTAGATTGTTTTAGAAAAAAGTAAATGTTATATAAATCCGATTTTGAAAAAGGAACATTATTATATGGATTTTTCAAAACCAATGGCTCTGCAAAAAAGTTCGGGGCATTAGATAATGAGGTTGTAATACTATTTACTAAATTACTTGCAGTAAATAGATATATTTTACCCTGTTGTAATAATGAAAATACATTCCGATTATTTCGGTTAAGTTGCGTCAAATACAAATCATGTTCTATTTGTATTTTAGACTTCTTGTATTTCCATATATTTGCAAATAAAGCAAATGCTCTATAATGTTTTTGCACATCTCTAAATAAATCAATAAAATCTTCGTTTATTTTTGTAGTAATCATAGTTACGTGTTTTTTAAAAAAGGCATATTTTACACCAACAATATCATATATATTGTTTTCCGTATTATTCGAGGACAAATCATTGTAAAATAATAATAGATTTGATATGTGAAACAAAAATCCTTTATAAATCGGGTTTTGGTATATAACTACACCTTTATTTGTATTATTTTGTGAAGTAAATAATTCAGCAAAAGGTTTTTGTTTAGGAATAAACACACTTTCCAATTCTTCTTTCGTATTTTTTGGATACAGTGTTTTGCACAATATTGTTTTAAACGTTTCCATTGGATATAATATATATTCTTCAATTATTATGTTAATTACTGTTTATCTCGTTTTGAATATATTATTTACGCCTTTATAATTTTGGTATAGTAAGCCCATAATGAAAGTCCAATGAAACATTTAGCTGTAAAATCTAAAATATTCATTGTTATATTTTTGAACTCTTCGCCAAGCATGAATACAAACCCATATAATGACCATATAAACAAATAGATAGAGTATAAAACGTAATTTGCTTTAGAATCTGATGATTTTACAAATTGTAAGTATATTATGATAAACATAATAATAAATGGAATAAATCCTAGTATTTGAGCTAGTGATTTTGTTATCATGTTATTTTCTCCTGCATATCCAATATACAACATAATATAATTGAGTAATACGATTGTTCCTATCACTTTTAGTGTAACGGATTTTTTAGCGTTTTGTGCCAATACTAAACACAATGCTAACAACATCATTGGTGTAGTTATAGACCAATCTATGTATCGTGTTTTTGAAATATCTGCCCAATCTATTTCTATACCTTTATTGCTAAAGTTCTCTATTTGGCTAACAAATACTGAGTAGAAATATCCAGCTACAACGGATATACATGTTTCAAGATTAAGAACATGACGCACAAATGGATTTGGTGTTCGCATTGCTTCAATAAAAGTTATAGTAGCAGTAGTTAGTAGCAAAATGTAGGTTATTACAAATGAGAACTTTACATAATACTTGACTGGATTTTCTTTTTTCTTTTGGGGGTCCTCTATAACAATTGATTTACCTAGAGAACTTCCGCCGTTTACAGACGATGATGGGGGTATATCAGAGTTGTTTATTTCGGGGTTTCTAAATGCACTTTCTGGATTCATTATATATTTACATTATAAAATTGTATGTATTGTTTATAATAAATTGTAAGAACGCTGGAGATAACTTATTATTGTAGGATAATGTAAGAAAATTGAACAAAACATACATGATCTATGTATTTGCACAATTCACGTATTATTATTACTATTAGTATAAATACATAAAATGGCCATCCCACCCATAGATATTTCTATTCAACCGGACGCTGTAGAAAACATATATAGTGAAATAGATATAGATATAGACGACGTCGATGACTATGACTATGATGACGAAATTGCTGACGAAATTGCGGAGGCAGAAGAACCATATATGGATATCGAAAAAGTGCACAATAATTATTATATTGGGTCTGCTGTATACAACCAAGAAAATAACAGTATTCAGTTAGACAATTCCGTTTCACTTACAACGTTGTTTTCCTATGATATATTCGATATACAAATATATTTAGCAACATATTCAATCTGCAACATAATGAGAACATTGCCATATGTTCATATTCTTAAATTGGATATTAAGCCAGATGGAGAATATTGCGCATTGATCAAGACATTTTGGTTGAAAATTATACAACGTGCATGGAAAAAACGATTTGCACAAATACAACTCATTAAACGCACAAGAGGGTCTATACCTGCTCAACGGCATTTTGAATTAACTGGCAATTATCCACAAGGATTACGGAATATACCTGGATTGAATGGATTATTACATGGACAATAAGAGAACGCCGGAGCTCGGAACGAACGTATATGTTCGAGGATTATCCGGAGAATTATATTATCGCAGGATAATAGGAATAATCATATACAAATAAACAAAGTTAAAATATATATAAAAATATGCAATACTATATATTATGCTTTCAGTTTATACACCACCAGTTTCTGTTGGGTCAAATGCCAATCCCCAATCTTGTGTAGGAGATTCGCTATATGAATGGGTTGTTAACAATAGTGCAAATACCTTGGTACGAGTTAGAAAAGACACGTATGTAGTAACAGACACACTTAGTGTTCCAATTAATTGTGCAAATATTACATCTGGCGTATATCAAGGAAACAATTATATTTTTACTTCATCTGGTTCAGTTGGAGGTCTAAACGGTGGGTCTATTGTTCGTGTTATGTCGGATTCTCCAGCCACAACATTTAATATGAATATTTTTAGAACATATACTGGAGGGTCTGGAATTGTATTCGGCACAGCACTTGTTTTTAGTAATGGTTATTTGTGGTTAATTCCAAATAGTGCATCAAATATTTCTCCCGGAAATACACCGGTTATTCGTTTGAATATATTCAACAATTTAAATAAAACTACATATTCCTATAATACTGTCACAAATACCACTGACCCAGAAGTTACAGTGTTTACGGATATAGCATCTGCATATAATGCTTCTCAAGCACATATATTTGGCAGTTATTTATACTCATTATCAATAGACACTAATACATCCCCATTCGCTACTATAACAAAAATGAGTATATCTACTGCATCAAGTAGTGGTATTGTGCAATCTCAGCCAACGGTGGTATTTTCTTATGGTATTTTTATTTCTGCAATCGCTAGTGATAATGTAAACTATATGTGGATGGCAGAGAACTCCAGTTCTTCTGGTAAAGTATATCGCATGTCGCTTAGTCAGAATACTTCAATTATTAACGAGCCTATTCCGACAACTGCTGTAATAAGTTTTTTATCTACATTGAAATCAATAAGTGCAATGAAATATGGCGCCGGTTATTTATGGATAACGGGAAAAACGATATCTGCAAATACGCCTGCATTAGTGCAAGTCGATGTAACTAATAATACGATTATAAATACGATTCCGTTGATAAGTAATCCAGTGGAATCAAATATTACAAATATTGACATATACAGCGAATATATGTGGATGACTGATAATGCAAACTCGGCGCTATTGAAAATGAAGATTTATATCCCTTGTTTTAGAGAGGGAACCAAATTATTATGTTTGACGCCACAAATGAAAGAGGAATACGTTCCTATTCAACACATTCGCAAAGGACATTTAGTAAAAACATCTCTTAATGGATATGTACCAGTATGTATGATTGGAAAATCCTCTATAGCTAATCCGGGAGGGGATGAACGTATTAAAAATAGGTTATACAAATGCACAAAAGACAACTATCCCGAATTATTGGAAGACCTATATATTACAGGTTGTCATTCTATTTTGGTAAATGAGTTAACTGAAATACAACGCGAGAAAACGATTGAATCATTGGGAAATATATATATAACAGACCGCAAATATAGATTGATGGCATATTTAGATGACCGTGCTAAACCGTATGATAAAATAGGAACGTTTACCATTTGGCATTTAGCCTTAGAAAATGATGATTATTACATGAATTATGGTATTTATGCAAATGGTCTCTTGGTAGAAAGCACATCTAAACGATATATGAAGGAATTATCTGGTATGGAACTCGTGTAAAATATCAAAAAATTGAATCTTTTTGAATACTATTTAGATATATCAATTTGTATATCTAAATATGACAACCGAAAACATTTCTTTCCAGCTTTCCGCACCAGTTGTGCCCCCTTCTATTGAAACTTCTTCATTTGGATTTACGCGATATTTGTATATCGTAGATGATGTTAAATCATCCTTGGTTATTGCAATTCTCGATAGAAAACGCGAAGAAGCCTTATTTTGGGCATACGAACTCTATTTCTCCGGACTAAAAGGTGATGTATTCTGCATCTTGGAACAAATGGTTTCTATGATGTATATTCCGCTAAATCCCCATTTAGGAAAGTTTTTAGAAAAGAAAAAACAAGAATGGGAAGGGACAGGTTCATATACTATAGTAGGGACATTTATATACAACATGATAGGTCGGCCATACGATGTATCTGCATTTGTTAAAGAGTTTTGTAAAGACGAAGAACTCGTGAAATATATTGATTCTCATCCAACCGATAAACCTGCTTCCAAAAGCAATATTTATATCGTCATTGAACCAAAAGACGTAGTGAAATACCTTACAGTAAATCACACAAAACCGCACAATTTATTAAAAAAAACTGTAAAATATCCTGCAAAAAAAACTACACTGGCGATTTTCGATCATGAACACGGTATTTATACGCACGAACAAATACAGTCATTGTATTGGTATAGATGGCTGTATTACGCATGCGCATCGCCTATTTGGGCAGAACGAGTTGCTAAATATGGAGGGACTTTGAATCATCAAAAACAATTCATAGATTTTGCTACATATGAACAGGACGAGGCGTTCCATAACAAATACAATTTAGAGCCAGACGAACAAACTAAACAAATACAAGATATGAATATTGGAAATGGCTCAGAAGAACAAATATCATGGAATGAGTTCTATAACACATATAAATAACCGGTAGCTTTACACAATGTTATCTAATGCCCAATACACAATACCAGTAGTCAATGCAAATAATATACCTCCCCATAATGTATCTGCAACAACTATTTCCCATTTCCATTGTTTTAAAAATGCATAATTTGTTGTTTCATATACACCATATATAACTATTCCTAATAAAAACGCGTCCATGATTGGTCGCCGTTGTTTCAAAATAAAATAATATAATCCTCCAATTAAAAATATATAACAGAATATTGCACCCCAAATCCTAAATTGCATTGCAACCCGTTGAATTGCTGCAATTTGGTTTTCAAATGCATTTTTCATTGCAGACAAATAAACTGCATCTAAAGATAGCATAACTATCCCAGTTATTAATAACGTTTTTAATATAGAAAATACTTTCATATATATTATGTATATTATATAGATATTTCATTTTGTATTGAATTGTTTGGGGGCATATTATCTGCGTCGGGAGTTCTCCCATCATTTGATATATCCGATGTTTCCGCAGTTTTTGCAACTTTTTTGTAAATATTTTGCTGTTGAATAAAATACAAGAACCATTGTGGAGAATAGGCTACAACATTCATAAGAGAATTATATGTGATTTCATACATGGATGTATTATCGCATATTTGAAAACTATACCACCAATATGGTGGAATATAAAGAACACTACCCTTTTCTACTGTATATTCTAGAAACCGAACTTTTTCCATTTCAGGAGTTGGGGTTTCCCACGGATTAAATATGCTGCGAAACTCATAATTATCATAATCTTTGATTGGATGCAAATATTTACTGCTTTTCCACGGTGTTATTTTTACTTTTACTTTACCTGAGGTAATAATGCAATAGTGTCTAGAATCATAATGGTATCGCAATGGAGTGCAAGTTTTAGGAGAACCTGCTATATAATCGTATTTCGTATTCACGGTTAGTTTCGGTTTCAAATATTCATCAACTTCTTGTATTTTTGAAGCTAACCCAGTTTCTTCTAAAAACTCTCCATTATTTTCAGTGAAATAATGAGAACCCGAATCATTCATAAATACATTGCGTGCATTAGAACAACTCATATGCACACTGTTTATAGCAACATCTTTATCCGATTTATAATCATTTGTATCTTTTATATTTAGTTTTTCTTGTCCATAAGCATTTGACATATGTTCCAAATTGGCATTTTTAAATATATTCGTAAAAATGGATTCAAACTCAAATATAACAGGTTGTTTCACATCACATATTTCTTGTAATTGATGGTTATTTTCATAATCCATTTCATATACTTCTAAATCTTCGCTGCGTTTGTATTGATGTGTTATATGAATATACGTTATCAATACGCATATAAAAATAAGGATGCCGATTAAATAATTCATTATATACTACTATATGTAAATTAAAGATGCAGTTTTTACTATTTTAACGTATTATATTTCTAGTATTGTTCCATCTATATTTGCATATTTTACGGAAGGAGGAAACGGAGTGTATTCACGTAAGGGATTCGTATGACAAGTTATTCGTTTTAATCCCCCTGGCAATTCTGGCATTTTAATGACATGGTTATTTGCAAAAAACAAATCTACCAATGTTTTTGGCAATTCTGGTATACTGCGTATGAAATTGTTTTCAATATAGAGGCCAATCAATTTATTTGGCAAATCGGATATATATGTTAAATCATTATTTGCACAAGACAAAAACTCGAGCGATAATGGGAGAATTGCGGGTAATTCTGAAATACAATTGTCATAGCAATATAGCCATTCTACGGTATCCGGTAGACGAGGTATTCGTTTTATATGATTTCCATTGCAAAATAATGATTGCAGTTGAGTATGGAATAGTTGCGGTAGGTTATATAATTTATTTCCACAACAGTTGAGTATTCGTATTCCTTTAGGGACTTTGCTCAGTTTTGTCATATTACATGATTTACAAGACAAACATTTTACGGTTTCCGGTATTTTGATAATCGTTTTGCAATATATTTGGTAAATGGAAAAGCATTCTAATTCCGTAAATCTAGATAAATCTATCGTTATTGCTCCATAGATGGTAATTCGTTGATTTGCATGCCAAAAATTATCGAAAAACTGATTAAATGATACAGTTTCGTGTTTGCAAGTTCTTTCTTCGTCTGTTATTACGTTGTCCGAAATATCAATCAGTTTCATAACTTTTTCATAATATTCGGTATACTTATCATAAGTTAATATAGGTGTTTCTTCATTTGTAATTTCATTGTGCAACAGATAATAGGAATACAACACATCTCCTGATATTTTGATTTCTTTTATTGTTTCGGGCATGGCATTTATCATTTTTAATGCATATTCTGCAATAAAAACCATGTCAAATCGGTTAGGTCTCCTTCTAGACATATTTTTTATTTATAAATATAAATATATTTTTATATGGTATATATAATAATATATAGACTATGCCAATACAACCGAAATCGGTTAATAAACCGGTATTTACTGATAAAGATATAGAATTATTAAATGTGGATATTGCCGGTAGTTTTTTTATGGATATTATTGGACAAAACATGTCCGTTTTTGTAGAATTAATGAAAAAAATAATAAAACCAGGTTCTCCTGAATTGGCAAATGAACTAACAAAGTTTCACGTAGAAAATGTCACAATGCAAAAAATGTTTGACAATGCAATGGTTCCTAAAGGAAATCCTAAAAAAGACGATGATTTAGCGGAAGTTCATTGGCTGTTCATTGTAAAAAATCCAGACGCAAGACAAAAACTAGAAAAAAAACTGACTTCTTCCGATTTTACTGTGTATAATGCATATGAAAAGAATATGCAAAAAAAAGGTTCTCACCAGTTCTGCCAATCACATGCATTATATATGGCATACAAATATTATTCTGGGCATCCAATTCCTGTAACAAACCCACGCGATGCATATGTTGATTTGTTGAGTTTTTGGAAATTATTGGTGGATAATATTGCATCCACAAAATTAAACAAACCGGCTGTTATCAATAGTGTATTAGAATCTATTTTTGAGTTAAACCGTCGTCAAGAGTCAAATAAAGAGTTAGTTGAACATGTAATCAAACAGTTTCCAAAAAAACTTCCTAAAATATATGAAATTATGACATCGGAGTTTGCTAAAATATATTGTCCCACTTGGATGTAAAATCTGTATTGGTTGATATTTGTAGGATTATTCATCATCTTTTATTTTTGGCGCTAAATAAAACTTTATTTTTGCAGTCCGGTCAGTTTCTCCGCCCAAATCATAAATAATCTGTATTGGGAATGCCTCCGAAATCTTTATTTCAATCTCTCGCGCCAATTTGTTATACAAACAAATATTGTGTAAATATTGCAAGCTGAAAGAGAGATTCAAATTACCCCCTTCATCAATAATAAATGTAGTTAGATCGTCTATTTTTATTTCGACAAACATTTTGCCTTGTTCTTGACTATGCGAACTCAACATAATCCGGTCTTCATTACATTCTATATCCATAGTGTCGCCGAACATTTGTAATTGATTAATAACACTGGAAAAATGTGGCGATGAAATAGTAAACTCAGCCTGATGTTCTATTTCTGGAATACCCATCAATTCATTTTCCAAATCGATTAATGGCAATTCAAAATGCTTGTCAAACTCGACTTTATTGTCACTAGTGAAATGAACCAACAATTTGTCAGAATCTATTCCGGTATATTCAATGTGGATTTTTTGTGTCTTTTCACGAGCATTCAGAACCTTGTATAACACAGTAGAATTAATGCCGAGTGTTATTGTGCTAGGAGATTTATGTTCATATGTGTCAAACCATGATGCCGGTAAGTCCATTTCAATAATAGAAACATGAGACCCATCCATTGTTTGAATATACATACGGTCTTTTTCAAACATAACATTGACTTGTTCCGTAAATGCCTTAATATGTTGAAAAAGTCCCGTAAAAATATCGGCTTTTGGGATTTGTGTTATACAAATATTCATGTTATAGGATTATTTGTATGATTATTTTTATTAGGTTTTATTAATCTATTTATATTTATCCGCTATGAGTTCTTTTACACCTTTTCTCATTTAACACGTTGATTTTTGCATTATCCTAATAAAATATTTACTGATTTTATAACTATATTGTATTCATTAATCAATAACATTTTACTATTATCATCAAACTTTTTTATATTTTCCAGCATTTCTTCGGTTAGTTCTTTATAATTTCTAATATGATCAATATAAAATATTAATAAATCGGTATGTTTTTGTGTTTGTAATATAATTTTATTTATTTCTTCAGTTTTATATCCCCCTAAACTGATTGAACGTCTTGTTTTTTTTTCATAATTCTCCATTTAATATAATTAACATAATATAATTTGGAAAAATATATTTATTTTGAAAATGGGCGTGTTGAATGAGAAAAGGTGTAATATATATCCAGTAACATCTGGACATTACATACCGAAAGCTTTCAAAAACATGTCCAATGTGATTGGATGCCACATCATAAATGGTTCTCTATTATTTATATCGTGTGAGCTACTACATTCCGTATAGATTTGAAAAGATATTTTCTTTTTGTTGTTTAATCCAGTATAAAATAAATATGCCTCTCTTTTTTGTGTATAACTCATTACTTCGGTATATGTTTTTTCATACAATGTATTACTGCAATCATCATCATTAAAAATGAATAGTCTTATTCCAAAAATAATATCACTACTATAAATCCCCATATATGGTATTTTTATATGGTATTTTTATATGGTATTTTTATATGGTATTTTTATATGGTATTTTTGTATGGTATTTTGTATGATAATATATTTCATACGTCCATACGTCCATACGTCCATAGATACAGCTGTTACATAGATGCAATTATTTCCGATATAGTTTGTAATGGTTTTTCGGAAGAAGATTTGTCATATCTAATTACTTTTTGTCTCACTATTTGAGGAAGCATAGGTCCAACTAATTGCGATATGGTTTCTATAGTAGTTGGTATATTATAAATATGCATTGTCCTTATTTTATCATGAAACTCTTTGTGATTTGTATTGCATTCATATGAATATCCTTCTATAATTGCTTTGTATCTATGAAATGCTGAAACGGAAAATGTATTTAAATTGACATGCATCTCATATGAGCCATATGTGTTTATACAACCCGCTATTTTATCAATAGCATATTTAACAATTTTATCATATATTTCTGGGGTTGCATACGTTTTGAATATTGTATAATCAAAAAATAAATGGTTGCTATTTGGTAGCCAAATTAAAGTAGAATCCAGTAAAGTTTCTAGTTCAATATTTTTTACTATTGTATTTGCACAATCGAACTTGAATTGTTTGGATGAAAATAATCCCTTTTTATTATCATTTGCAAAGTTCGTTCTCAGTTTGTTTATTTTTTCTTGTAAATCATTCGTTTCATTTGATGCTACGAGAACTCCAGAGCCATTAATTGAACGATGATTATGTGTAGGAGATGAATGATTCTCAGTAGATAATGTAGTATCGTAGGATATTGCACTAGACATCATATTATATTTAATGGTAGTATTTTTATATATCTATATCATAAAAATACTATGTGCTAAATAACGAAATGTATAAAGATTTTGTATAAATACATAAATAATTAAGCGGACTCAATATTTTCCACAGATTCATCTTCATTTATAGTTATGTGATCGTTATTTTCTACATCCGATAATATTCGAAAACGTTCTTCCATCAACGTTTTATTGACCTCCATAGTATATGACTGTAATTTCAATACAATGTCTTTGACTGATTGCAATTCAGTGGCTAACAATTCATACCGATTATTGAACTCTTCTGCCATAGCTTCTATTTCTAATTTCATGACATCGTTATTCAACAAATGAACAGATGATTGTTGAACATTTTCTTGAACAGCAACTGGGTTCTCTTTTTGTTCTTTCATAAATGTTTCTAAAGTAGTTAATCGTTTATCAACTAACGCAATAACTTGTGGAAGAGTAAGTCCAGTTTGCTGTTGAGGCGGTTGTTGCGTTTGCATAACTGTAGGTTGTTCTTGAATAGTAACTCCTCTACGTTTTCTTGCGGCGGCTAAAGATGCACTCATTTAAGATTCGTATAGTATTATAAAACGTTTTGTCTAAATAGTTATAACGCAAAATATTTTATACTATCATTTTCAGACTTACTGTATACTCTAAAAATATGATATTCACTTACATTCTTTGAACTTAATTTCACACTATCATTTTCATTTTTATTGTAGGATGGTGTAAATATGGCGCATCCCATTCTAAATCATCTATAGTATAATCTTCAACACGTTCTTTTACGCGACGAATGTGTATTTTTGGAAACTCGTAAGGTTCTCTAGTGAGTTGTTCTTTCAAAGGTTCAATATGGTCATTATAAATATGTGCATTTCCTAAACAATATACGAACTCTTCTGCAACCAAATCGCAATGTTTTGCTAAAATATGTGTCAAAAAGGAATACGACGCAATATTAAATGGAACGCCTAAACCTACATCGCCACTTCGTTGATATAGAGAACATGAAAGGTATTTTCCATCTCGCACATTGAATTGTGCTAAAATATGACAAGGGGGTAATGCCATCTCATCCAACTGACACGGGTTCCATGCACTCATTACTAGTCTCCTAGAAGACCTTTGTTCGGGGTCTTTCAATGCTGTAATAATATTGGCTAATTGGTCAACGCCTTTTCCTAAATAATCTGTATGGCAAGTTTCGTAGGGGGCATTAAAATGTCGCCACTGATGGCCATATACCGGACCCAAGTCATTTTCGGCTAAATTGGCTAAACCTCTACTATCTAAAAACTCGCGGCTTCCATTTGCATCCCATATATGGACATTTTGGTCAATCAGTTTTTGATTATTTGTGGAACCTGAAATAAACCACATTAATTCTTTGAAACAAGCTTTCCACGCTGTTTGTTTTGTAGTTATCAGTGGAAGTTTTCCATCAGATAAAGAGAACCTCATAAAGTAACCGAAAATAGACCGAGTTTTACCATTACGAGTTGTTTCGTCTGACCCCCGTTCTAAAATTGTTTGAATTAGTTCTAAATATTGGTTCTCTTCGGATTTCGCAAAAAAAGCCATAGATATATTGTTATATATTCCGTTGTCTCTAACTATTTTCTAAAGAATGCTATATAGAACAATAATGGAAATATTACAAGAAACAAAAGATACTTCTCAAAAAACATTTTTTACTCATGTGTTTTCTACTACCGAAGAAGGAAAAGCCGAAATGCTAAATGCGGTGCAATACTCTACTTTAGGCGTTATTCCAGTAGTTGCTCTAAACAAATTAATTTCCAGGTTTATTCCCGATGCCGACCCAGATAAATCTAGTTTGGAACTTTTAGCCGAAATATTTTTCCAATTGGTGGTTATGTTTTGCGGTATCATTATTATTCATCGTATGATAACTTATATCCCTACATATAGCGGATTCAAATATGATACTCTGGTATTAACAAATGTGATTTTGGCTTTCTTGATTTTGGTATTAAGTATTCAAACAAAATTGGGACTTAAAGTGAATATTTTAGTGGACCGCGTAAGTGAATTGTGGAATGGACCAGAAGATGCGAAAGGTGATGCTAAACGCGGAGTTCGTGTAAAGCAACCTATGGCACAACATTCGCCATCTCAAGCCGACCATTTAGATAATAGTCAAATGCAACAAGGACTGTTCCCCCCGGCCCCGGTTTCAACGACCAGTGTTGGAGGCAGTTATGACACAATGATGCGCGGATCACCCTCGGTGCAAGATTATCAAATGCCTTCGGGCCCGGTGGCCGCTAATGGTGTATTAGGTGGTGGGTTTGGGTCGTTTTTTTAACATCTGGACGTATGGAGTCATGCCTAGTGGTTTTCCTAAAACAAACATCATATTGCACGATATTCGCAATATGATGTTAATGGTAATCAATGTGTAGAAACATTCCAAATTTCATCGCAAAAAACGATGATACTGGTTTACCGGATGATCCAATAGTACAAGTATATTTCAATAGTTTAGCTCTAGTTGGTATTTATATATTTTATTGTTTAATGAATAAATCAAAATAATAAAAATATAATATTATTATATGACATTTGACTTAAAACCAAACCGAATCGCTAACTTTAATAAAGATATAAGTATATATGATACTTCGCGCGAATATATTGATAACAAAATAAAACCGTTTTTAACAAGGGAAAATATAGGAAAATATATGATATTTAGAGATGATAGTGGAGAAGCACAAACGAACCGATATAGAGCTCAAAAAATTATAAATGAAAGTGGCGATAAATCAGATCCATTCATTACATTATCATCCTCAGTAGAATACGTTTATGTATCTTCATATTTACGCGGAGGACTACGTAAAACAAAATATCGTCGTAGTCGTCGCAGTCGTCGCAGTCGTCGCAGTCGTCGTCAAAAAAAATATTAGTATATTGGCTGGCCTTTGTTATTTGCATTTATCCGTTAAATCTTCGGTAAACTTGACGTAGCCTTTGATAGTATCATTGAACACGGCAATGGCATAAATTGGTTTAGCGGCACCCGACATTTTATATACAATTATAATATACAATTGTTATATACAAATATCACGACTAAACAACATATAAAAATAAATAGTATATAACTATACAAATATATACTATTATTCTATCCAACTCTATGTCAAGTAAACCCGCCAATCTCTTACAAGTATGTTCAGACGTGCATTTAGACTATGGCGATATTACTCCATTCGAGTTCTCCAAAATAGTTGAACCACAAGCAGAAATACTCATCTTGGCTGGAGATATAGGGAATCCATACACGGAAATATACGAACAATTCATATCATATTGCTCAGAGAGATTCAAATGTGTGCTGTATGTCGCAGGTAATCACGAGTATTATAAACACAAACATTCTATTGCAGAAACGAACACCCAAATACACACTATATTACACAAGTTCTCCAATGTCCATTTTCTAAACAATAAGGTTTTAGAATATGAAGGTATTGCATTTGTAGGGACAACCCTTTGGTCTCAAATTGGCGAGGAAATGGGTGCAGCGGAATTGTATTATATGCATGATTTCCGAACAATATCCGGTTTCTCCCCAGTAGTCTCTAATTATTTGTTCAAAACCAATGTGAGTTTTATATCATCGGCTCTAGACAAATATAAAGACTGTATTGTTATAACACATCATGCACCGAGTATGAAATGTATTTCAGACGAATATGTAGGAGATGAACTGAATTGTTGTTTTGCAACTGATTTAGAACATTTGTTTGAGCATCCACATATGATGGGTTGGATATACGGCCATACACATCATAATTATAGAGATATAGGAGAACGGGTATTTCTGTATGGAAATTGCTATCGGGCAGCCAACTATGTTAATGCAGCATTTCTATAATACACCGCCTCCAGTATTGCTACTTTTGACTTTTACACCTTTTTACATTTCAAACGCTTATTTTAAATTAGTTTGGTCCGGAAAGGAATAAAAATAATTACTTATTTTACATACTATTTATGAAAAAGTATACAAAAAGACGACATACAAAAAGAAAAAATACAACAAGGAAATCAAACAAATATGGTGGTATGTTTACTGACAATGACAACAACGAGACTCTTGAGAAGGAAATAATAGAGTATTTAAACGGCTTCAACATAAATCGTCCACATCGTACGTTAGAAGACTTCAAAAAAGATCCAGTTAAAACGTATGATTTGAATCAAATATTACAAATATTAAAAGATGCTGAAGCAGAAGCAAAGCGCAACAACATGGACTCCAATAACCTCAAAATACATACAGCAACCAAGTTAGCTCGAACTTTGATTGACATAGAAAAATATCCTCCACCTATAAGTAATGATAATGAATTCCATGAAAATAATGTCGGTGGTAAAAAGAAAAAAACAAGAAAAACAAACAAAAAAAACCAAAAAAACTAAGAAAACCGAGAAAACCAAAAACCCCAAAAAACTAAGAAAACAAGGAATGTTTATTGAAAAAAGACTATTTCAAACAAACATTTGAAATGTAAAAAGGTGTAAAATGTTATCTTTGGATGTGTGATCATCTTAACACTTTGTGAAACACTAAATCGTTGCCAAGCTACTAAGTCATCTCTTACTGTGAGGACGAAGTAAAATGGCTCTATCATTGGGTATAACAGTAGTATTACACATTTTGTCCAATGCATATTGCCCACACGGACCACAATGGTCTTCGTTCGATAAATCTATTTTACTGTTCATTTTTTTATCACAGTGTTCGATACTCCATCTACCCAATACTTTTTTCTCTTCGGTCACAAATAATCGCCTTACTAAACTGGTTAAATATTTCATATTATACAATTACGTTATGATATATTGTATAATATTATGTTTAAATGACTTTGCAAATATTATCCTAAAATGCACTATGCCCTGTAATACCTCTCCCTATTATTAGTGCGTGAATATCGCTGGTTCCTTCGTATGTATTTACCGCTTCCAAGTTCAACATATGTCTTATTATATGATACTCATCAGAAATACCATTTCCTCCTAACATATCTCTAGCCGTTCTCGCAATATGTAATGCTTTTTGACAATTATTACGTTTTATCATAGAAATCGTTTCGGGTATGAGTATTTTATTGTCCAGCATTCGGCCAATCCGAATATTTGCTTGTAATCCGAGTGTTATATCGGTTATCATATCTGTGAGTTTCATTTGTATAAGCTGATTTGCCGCTAACGGTCTGCCGAATTGTATTCTGTCTAAACAATAGGTTCTCGCCCTTACATAGCAATCTTCTGCGGAACCTAATGCTCCCCATGCAATACCATATCTTGCATTGTTTAAACATGTAAACGGGCCTTTTAATCCTTTTGCAAAAGGCAGCATATTTTCCACCGGGACTTTTACATTATCCATAAAAATCATTCCAGTAATTGAGGACCGCAATGAGAACTTGCCGTCTATTTTTGGCGCAGACAATCCTTCCATATGTTTTTCTAAAATAAACCCACGTATATCGTTTTGCTCGTCCTTGGCCCAAATAATAAAGACGTCCGCTATAGGCGAATTGGTTATCCAATTTTTACTGCCGTTTAGTATGTAGTGATCGCCATCTCGCTTAGCTCTAGTGCTCATACCAGATGGATCACTACCGTGATTTGGTTCAGTGAGACCAAAACATCCTATTAATTTGCCTTTTGCTAAATCCGGTAAAAATCGGTATTTTTGTTCTACAGAGCCAAATTGATAAATTGGCAACATCACGAGGGATGACTGGACGCTAGCCGCACTTCTATATCCACTATCAACACGTTCTATTTCGCGCATAATCAGGCCATATGATACATAATTTACTCCTGAACAACCATAATCGTGTAAAGTGGCTCCCAACAATCCCATAGCCCCCATTTCTTTCATAATGTTTTTATCGAATGTTTCATTTCGGAAGCCGGTTTTCACCCGGGGCAATAATGCATTTTGTGCAAAGTCGTGCGCCATATTTTGTATCATTTTTTCATCTACACTTAATTGGTCTTCTAATAAAAAGGGGTCGTTATGGTTAAATTGGTGTATTGCATAATGTCGTTTTGATTGGAATATCGTTTTTGAAAAACTAGCTAAACCATGAATACATTTCAGATTTCTCATCATTTTTTATATAAGTTGCGTTCGTTTTATATAGTTATTTTATATTCGTTTTTGTATGAATTAGATAGAATAAACACAAAATATGAACAATTTAAAGCCAATTACCATATAATATTTAGCACAAATGAACAATCTTAAAGCTAAACTAAAAAACCAAACGAATGGCCGAAAATATATCACTGGGAAATTAAATACATATGCAATAAATGCTATAGTGGATGACCAGGATATATTGGAGTTGTTGCAATATCACCCTACCAAACCCATTAATATTGAAAATATAGATTATTTACAATTAAGAATACACCCTAGTTATAAAACAAGAACTTTATATTACAAATATAAAAATGCAGACATCGATGATATAGCATATGTCCAGTGCATTGCAAATCTGTTTGGAAAATATAAGAGAGATAAACAATATGAAAAAGATGTAATGACTGCATTCCGAGAAGAAAGTCATATTGGAACAAAGCATCAATTCTTTATTGATAATACTAAATTGGTTGATGGACAGTATATCGGATATTGCGCCGATTGCAATATAACAACTGCTAAGATTACTACCGATCATTATCCAATAACATATCAGGAAATATTAGATAAGTTTATATTAGCAGAAGGTATCATATTATCTGAACAAGATATTTATGAAACCAGTAATAATGTGATTCGACTAAAAAATGAGGATTTTGCAGAAAAATGGAGAACATTTCACGACAATAACGCAACTTACCGATTATTATGTAAGTCGTGCAATAGCAAAAATGGGTCATATGGATACATTCGAAAAACATAATGTTCTCCTAAAAACATTTAAAAATATACCAACATATACGCCATAAATGTCCCACAATATCGACCACATTTTTTATATAAACTTGGCTCACCGTCAAGACCGCAGACAAGAAATAGAACAAGAACTCACCAATTTCGGCCTACAATATGAGAGGTTTGAAGCCATCTCCACCCCCGGGTGCGGTAGCATCGGTTGCAGTTATTCCCATTTAGGTGTATTAAAACTCGCCCGAGAACGCGGATATAAAAATGTTCTCGTATTTGAAGACGATTTTCAATTCAAAGTTTCCAAGGCCGAGTTCGAAGATGGTTTAACCAAACTTTTTACACAACCTACTCAATTCGATGTTTGTATGTTGGGATATAACTTGATTCGGGGCGAAATTGTGGAGGGGGCGCCATGGCTAACGCGTGTTTATGAAGCCCAAACAATGTCGGCCTATTTGGTGCATCATTCAATGTATGACCGGCTGATAGAGTTATATGAATGGTCATCGCCTTTGATGGCAAGCACAAGAGAACATTGGAACTATGCGTGTGACCAAGCATGGAAACGATTCCAACCCGGGGCGCAATGGTATTGCTTTACTGTGCGAATGGGCGTTCAGCGACCATCGCATAGTGATAATACTGACCATTTTGAAGACTATCAATGTTAGTGTATGAGAACACCTACGTTCGTTCCGAGCTCAGGCATTATCAAATAATGGAAATCAATATAATAACATTTTTACGAATGATATTATAACAATGCAGACGCCGATTTTTTCTCACAACTTAGCCTTAACAATGATTGATGTTGAAGGCGATTTGTCCGATGTGCCCATTATTTTAGACGAAATAAAAACCCTGATAACTGAATCGCCACATATACATGGTATTACATATAAAGGGTTTCCATTCAATGCTATATTGGATTGGAAATGGGTCTCATTGGGACCGCCGTTTCGCAATATGATGGGAGATTTATTTACTATATCTCCATATTCAGATGATGCTATTATACAAGGTCATACAAAACAAATGATTTATGAAATAGAGGGAATTATGAAAGAAAAGTATCCCAATACAACATGGTCCTTGGTATTTCATTTGACCAAAATCATCTCAGAATGTATTCCTATGACCATTTGTTTTCCGGCGAACAGCCCATCATCAACGCGAAAAAACTTGCAGTAGTGATTGTTTTTTATTCGTTTTTTTGGGACGCCCTGGCCGTTTTTTAGCGGTTTTTTTCGCCTTTTTTGGCTTAGCTTTAGTCGCTAAAGGTTCTTTGTGTGCTATATCTACTGAAATAGCATTCTTTTCTAATGCCGTATTATTTAGGAGAACATCATCTAATTTTACACTTTGAATACTTTTTTCAATATAAGTAGGAAGTATTTCACCCTGTACAATTTTGTGATTCGTAAAAGATACTCGGTGATTCGCCATAATTCCATTTTCTGTTAAAATGGTTTCGTATTGCGCCAATGCGGCATTTGAAGTTATACGTTTGGATAATTGTGCATTCATCATATTGTTACCTAATTCATAGAGGTCCGCATATATTTTTTCTTTTATCAAATGTTTGATGTTTTTCAAGACATATAACAATGAAATACCTAATCCATATACATCCACCGATGAGAGTGATTTTTTGACAAAGTTTTCGTAGTTTTGTTTTGTTATTTCAAATAGTGTTTGGTAAAAGTTTGCCATATGTTCAGTGAATCTCGCAGATTCTGTTGTTTGGTCATATACAAAGGAAAAAAATGTTTTTATAGGAATTGATATATCACTTTTTTCTGTTGCGATTTTTTGTAAAATGGTTTGGAACAATTCGTCTTTTTCCGGCTTGGACATTGTAGCAACTTGGTCATAGGTATTTTTATTCAAAAAATAAAACTCAAATGGATACGACCAATGAAATCGGGCCATACTATTTGTGCTATTGTTTGTTTGTGTGATTTTGTCTTTCAATGACACCGTCAATCCAAAATCTATTATGCGCATTTGTGTGCTTTTGTCTGAATATACGATATTTTGTGGTTTCATGTCAAAATGTAAAATGCCATTTTCCAAAAATACATTAATACCGTGAAATATTCGGTGAAACTCTATCAAAAATCTCTCTGTTTTTTCTACATATTCGGGTGTAGCGGGCCATTTCCCCATGAGCGTAGCATAGTCTTTACTATTTAGACCACCATCTTCCATAATCAATAAAGAAAGGTCATCCAAGTTTTTTAAAAGCTCCTTTCCATTATCGCATTTTTCAATCGCCTGTATATTAGTAGGTGTATTATCCACATCGCATTCTACAGGTATACCTAAATAATACTCATTGGACTGGTCAGCTTGGTTAATTGCGCCATATTCTTCTAATTCTTGTTTAGCTTTTGATTTTTGCAATACTTTAGAAACCTTGTTTTTGTAGTTTTGTATTTTACTGTCTTTACATTTTAAACTTGGTTTATGAATACATCCATATGCACCTTCGCCTATAACAGATGGTAATTCCATATTCTAATAATAGTGTTATACATTATTATTAGACATTGTTTATGTAGTTTTTCTAGGAGCTATAGACGTCAAGTTTTCAATCATTTCTAATTTTTGAAATGTTTTTTCTGCATTGTTTTGTTTGTCCATATTGGAATACAAGTAATCCATATTTGGGTTCTCTTCGCTTTTTTTTATTTGTTTATACACTTCGTCTATTTTTTCTATTACACTTTGCACGACGGCTTTATTAGAAACCAATTCTATTCCAGTAGGAACTGGTTCAGTAACTATAGCAACAGCATAGTATAACAAATATCTGCGTTTTTTACAAGCCGCGGTTGTATATTTTATACAAAAAAGGTTTTTCAAAGCTTTCGCAATTTTAGTAATAAACTCATTTTTGATTTCATCCACTACATTTTCTATAGCATCCCATAAAATCCATATAATGTCTTTTTGATATTTGTGTTCTACACGAACCGGCCGTGTTTCTGCGAAAATCGGCTCTTTTCGTTTTTTACAAATAGTATCAAACTCAATCATCCATTCTATCCAATAACACGCATTCGTCATATTTCTCCGGTCTTTTGAAATATTGTAGGAGAACTCATTTACTGGAATAGTCAATTCTTTCGGGTCTTCTTTTAGCAAAACATGTTCCGCATATTTTGCAGATGGGGCCTTTAAACGTTCTGTCATTTGTGTCATATCAAACTCTTCTATGCGATTAATGCGGATCGGTTCAAAACTATGTTTTTTATTGGAAAGAGCAACTGTGCTGATTATTTCGGCAAACAGCTGGCGCATTTGTCTATTATTCCGCAATTGTAGCTCATTAATGTATAACCCTTTTGCCATAATGTTGCGAAACATATCATATCGCATTTCCAAATAAATGGCGAGTTTTGGATTTCCTAAATGAATATGTTTTCCTATATAATGCAATAATATTTCCCATATATCGCCATAATGTGCAGAACATATAAGTTCAGCACACCAATAACATGCAGGTTCAATCTTACCTTTCATTAGACTCTGCTCTAACTGAGATTTTACGTCTGTTTTTTTATATTTTGAGAACGAGATTCCTTTGAATGCAGCGGGTTGCCGCAAATCGTTGATTTCGGACTTTTCATCTACTTTAGCGGTTTCCATTATTTTATTTTATTATTATTATTGTTATAATAGAATAAAAACTGGGATGAAGTCTTTACGCATTAACCGGATAAGGTTTATATTCGTAGTGTAATAATTAGTTGTATAACAAATATGGCAATATATAGACAAATGAAATCAACACTATAATATTAGTATTCAAACTTTTACCTGCAAGATAGGACGATAATAGAGATGCCATAATCATCATACCACTATCTGCTAAAATTGCTTTATACGATGATTCGCTTGCATAGTCTTTGAATGTATCCAACATCTTATTTATACCTCTCGGCACATTTGTAAAAAAAATATAGAATAATATATCGTGTATTACTTGAACGAGAACTGCTAAAAATACAAACTTCACTATTGAAAATGTGTCAAATAGATAATAATAAATTGCCCTTGCAATAATCAACCCAATGAATATAATCAATACATCGGCTATAACTGCGGATAAATTGTATTTGTCATACCATTTTCTTAATACTACTGATTTGATAAGGTTTGTATTTAAACATAGAATTACGAATAAATCGGTTATCAAGACCCCATTAAATAATGGTAAATAGTCCTTTGTATTATGAAAGTTTGCTATATTTGTAAACATATACAATAGTCTGCGATAATTTCCTATACGATAGACTATCCTGGACCGATGATATTACTCTGTAATCAAACGCTGAACAACGTTGATCGTCTGCAATTCCTGAGACATTAGTTTGTATGCATATGGTATTTCAACGCGTGCAAAGTCGGTCATGTTGTGACAAGTATTACACAGATGAACACTGAACTCCGAACCGGTTTCGCGACCAGGTATAGCTATCTTTTGAGACCCGTCATTATATGCAGCCAACATACCACATTTACGGCAAACGTATGCGCTATATTTATCTGATACATCGTATAACCTTTCACGACAGAACTTGGACATACCGTGTGCAATCATAACATCACGTTCCATCTCCCCAATACGGAAACCACCATCGCGACTACGCCCTTCCGCGGGTTGTCTGGTCAAATTAACCATAGGACCTATAGCACGACTATGCTGTTTGTCAGCAACCATATGTTTCAATCGCTGATAAAATACGGGTCCAATAAAGATACTGGTTTCCAATTGTTCGCCAGTGAGTCCGTTATACATAACTTCGTTTCCGTGGCTTTCGTATCCCAGTTTTTGCAATTCTCCAATGATGGTTTTTATGTCTAAATTGCCGAAACTGGTTCCATCGCCAAACATACCGAGTTCTAGCAATACTTTGCCTAAGAGAGTTTCTTTGAGTTGTGCAATCGTCATACGAGATGGAATGGCGTGTGGATTGATAATAATATCCGGTTTTAGCCCTTCTTTTGTAAATGGCATATCACACTCGGGAATAATATTTCCACAAGTGCCTTTTTGCCCGTGGCGGCTACTAAACTTATCTCCATAACTGGGTTTTCTGAAAACGCGGACACGGACTTTAGCGAAGTTGTATCCATCGCCATTACGTCCGGTATAGTTCTTGTCGATATATGTCTCCTCGGTTGTGCGGAAGGTCTTGCTCTGGTCTTCGTATTTGATGGTTTTCGTTGGGTCATTGCGATTTTCTTTGATAGGAATGATTTTAGCAATAATGACATCGCGGTTTTCTACCAGAGTATTTTCCGGTATAAATCCTTGTGAATTGACCTTGTCGTAATTACCGAACTTGATTCCCTTGGTCTTGGTTTTATCGGGTTTGCAACGGATGATTTCATCGCGGATGATGTTTTTATCTTCGTCTTTCTCTGTGTGATAGATGGTTGCTGCGAAAAGCCCGCGGTCAATGGAACCCTTGTTGACCAACACACTATCTTCTTGATTATATCCAGTATGTGTCATAATCGCTACGTGGATTTGGCATCCGGAGGGGATTTGATTTAGGTGAATAAAGTTCATCAGACGAGTATCTACTAGAGGTCGGGATGGATATGTAAGGACATATGCGGTCTTGTCCATACGCTGGTCATAGTTTAGCGAATATACGCCGATGGCTTGCTTACCCATGGCGCATTGGTAAGTGTTTCTAGGTGCCTGATTATGCTCAGGGAATGGAATACACGACGCTAAAACCCCGAAAATCGTGCTCGGATGGATTTCGCAGTGTGTAAAATCGTATTTAGCATGATCGACTAAATATCCTTCCTTGGTTTTCATCGCAATCATTGAAAAGTTTTGTTCTTCGGGGTCGATATATTCGATAACGGATTCATCTAACCGACAGCTGGTTAATAAATCATTCCACGCAATTTCTTTGTTGGACAAACGGGAAATAATATCCAATGTAATGAGCGCTTTATTGTCTTTTACGCGCAATAGCGGTCGTGTGAGTCGGCCTCCGTCGTTGCAAATACGTATTTCTAGCATTTTGTAATCAAATACAATGGAAGTATAAATGTTGATAATGCCTTTGTGTTTCTTCGACTTCATTTCATTGTATAGCTCAAATGGGTCTGTAGTGACACCGACCCAAGTCCCATTGACGAATACTTTGACTTTTCCGTGAAGTTCTGCAGTATTTGCAGCCTCTTCCACTTTCAGAATAAATGGGTCTACATATTCATATAGAGAGGAACTGTTTGTAGGAATAGTAATATGTGCCATATAACTGATGTTTTTGACCACGCCAATAGATTGGCCTTCTGGGGTTTCTGCTGGACATAGGAATCCCCACGTAGTGTTGTGTAATTTGCGGGGCGCAATTAGTTCTCCACTTTTCTCTAGAGGAGTATTTACACGGCGCGAATGACTCAGTGTAGATGCATATGTCAGTCGGTTTAGGACTTGCGCAACACCTACTTTGCTACTATTGGCCTGTTTTATACTGAAGTCTCCAGTAGATAGTGCTCGTGTAATACCATTCTCAATTGTAGTGGATTTCATGATTTTGTATATATTGGTCATATTGATAATGTTTTCATAGTCTTCCGTAGAACGCCACGAGCCCACATTTATTTCGCGAATGACTTGTTTTTGCATTTCTTTTACCAATTTATTGAAATAGTTGCGGAACAGATTGTTTAGGAGTGTTCCGGTCAAATCAATACGTTTGTTGATATAGCTATCGCGATCATCTGGCGGCAACCATCCCAGCGATGTTTGGATGAGTTTTTTTGCCATGTATCCGAGCATATAGATTTTTTGCTCCGCAGTTTTACAGTGGGGGAATAGGTCGTTATTCAGGACTTCATTTGCAAACTCGCGTTTTTTCGACTGTCCGGTTTCCCTGTCCATATTCATTGGAGTATAGGCAACGTGAGTGGTTATGTGTTTGATGGCATCTTCTTGTGTAAGATATTTATTGGCCTCAACAATCGAACCTTGTAACGCATTCAAGATATCGTTGTTCGTTTCATCGTTGATATCCAAAATGATTCGTTCGCATATGTCCTTGTCGCTTATGATACCCAATGCACGAAACAATACAAATAATTCGATAGGTTGTTTGATTCGTGGGACATTTACGTAAATGCCATTTCCAAATCCGCAATTTTTGGACGATATCATCATTTCAATTTGTTTAGGTGAAATACATTTGAAATCGGGTATTGATTTGATTTCCGCCACCCAATCCCATTTGGTAGTATTTTTACCGTCGAAACAATAAACACGATTTTCGGCAGCTCGTTCTTGTCCTAAAACCGTTTTTTCGGACCCTTTAATGATAAAATAGCCGCCACAATCCATCGCACATTCTCCTGTAAATTGTGAATGGATATGACTATTTTGTGTCAAAACGCATATGGAGGATTTCAACATGATTGGCATTTTCCCGATGTTTATTTTTGGCAATGTTTTCGTAATTACTTTAGGCGCATCCATTGCCTCGGTGTTTCTGACTATATATTTGATTTGCACATCTACAGTCATAGTCGATGCATAGGTGAAATTGCGAAGTTTTGCTTCTTGTGGCAACATTATTTTCGTGGCGCCATTGTTTTCATGGATTTGTGGAGGATATAGCTTGAAATTGTCGAAAGACACTTGCACTTCCAAAAAGTATTGGCCTTTTTCTTGCACAAAGTCATTTTCAGAGCGTATAATAACCGGATTAAACATTTGTATAGTGCGTTGCATTTGGTAATTTGTAAAGTGATTAAAGGATTCGATTTGATGACGAACCAATCTTTCTAAATGTTGGCCTTCAAAATAAGACTCAATAATGTCGTATGGCTCCTCGGTGTATGACCCCAGATGTTCTAATACATTTTTTTCTTGTTGAGATACGCCGGCAATTGTTTCTTTTGCAATGGTCATAGCTCGGTCGACAACTTCTTCTATAGTGGATGGACCAGAAGCCGGTGTTTCTATAATAGGAGTTTCTGCCTTTTTCTGAGATTTTTTAGCAGGTCTGCGAATAGAAATCGTAGAACCAGTAGCACGGATAGAAGAAATAGAAGCATTTGAATCGCACATTATAGAAGAAGATTGGTTCATTTTAATTAATAAGATTATTGATATATGATATACGTAAATACATTATCATTATATTCAATTTTTTAGATGGTTTTGTAAAAATACATTGTTTTTTCGGTATATAAACATCATTATTGCTATAATGTGTATTCTCCGAATAATCCTCGAATATCTGTAAATAAAATTGAAAATAATGAATTATATGTATGATATAGCATTATACATATAGTATTATAAATGTGTCAATCTATAATCGTATTACCTTGTGTTCGTGGTGCACTTACAATGCATTACGGTTCTCAATGTAACTATCAACGATTTATTGGATTTCAGTTCAAAAACAAGAGTGATGATATACATATCGTTTTATCTGTAAAATACGAACCGGACAAAATATATTGTATGGTAGATGGTATGGCTGGTACTTGTTGGTTAGTTTCAGTCTATCACAAACAAACCAATAATCAGATAACATATTCTATTCGTAATTGGGTAGATATAGTGGAATATTACAAAACAACATATTCGATGGACTTTATAATGTAACATCCGACAAATAGCTATAAACTCATGATTTATTTTCAGTAGTTGGGAGTATCAAATGTTCATTATATTTTACACAAAAATGAAATACATTTATTATTGTTTTTATTCAAATATATAGGAAAATTGATTGATATATCCTCCTTTTTTATATAATCATATAAAGCTATATTCTTATAATACAATAGACCACTATATACTATCATTACCATATTACATAATGACAACTATGCAAGATGATTTTGTATTTCAAACTATGCTTACTTGCATCGGTAATAAACGCAAACTGATAGGACATATATGTGATATATCAGAATTATTGCGCCAACGCATTGGTAAAGAAAAATTGTGTATTATGGACGGATTTACGGGGTCTGGAGTTGTTGCCAGGGCCCTTACACCTATGTGTCATACAATGATTACAAATGATTTGGAGAACTATGCATATTTAATGTCGCAATGTTTTCTAAAAACACCTTCGGCGGCACAACAAATGTGTATAGCACAACATATTGAAAAAATGAATAAAATGGCCATTTCAGGACCCTATTTTGAAAATGGAATTATTGCTAAATTGTATGCCCCGCAAAATACCGACGATGTGCAATTGGGAGAACGATGCTTTTATACGCGGGAAAATGCGCTTATTATCGATACAATGCGTAAGTATATATCGGATAACGTGGAACCTGAATTGCAAGTATATTGTTTGGTTCCGCTATTAATAAAAGCAAGTATTCATACAAATACGGCCGGGGTTTTCAAAGGGTTTTACAAAGATGGAGAACTCGGATGTTTCGGTGGGGCCGGTAAAAATGCGCTTTCGCGAATTATGAAGCCTATTACTCTGGACATGCCTATTTGGACGAATGCGTCATATCAGGCATTATGTTGCAATAAAAACATCAATGAGTTGATTGATTCAGACGGGTTGAACTTAGGAGAACCTATAGATATATTGTATTTGGATCCGCCATACAATCAACATCCTTATGGCAGCAACTATTTTATGCTAAATGTCATTGCCAAAAACGAGGAACCGGCGAAAATCTCGAAAGTATCAGGTATTCCTACGGATTGGAATAAATCGGCATATAACTCAAAAGCAACGGCTGTCCGTGATATGACGCATTTACTGCGCACCGGGTTGGCGAAAGCCCAATATATTGTTTTGTCATACAATGATGAGGGGATAATTACTACGGAAGACTGGGCAAAAATATTTGAGCCATATGAAGTAGAAAAACGTGAAATCTTGTATGACACATTCAAGGGTTCGCGCAATTTAAAAGACAGGAGTAACAAAGTGGTGGAAATTATGTATATTATTAGTAAAAAACAATACTATTTATAATTACAAATGCAAAATATATGTTATAGAAATATGTAAAATATACAAATATGCGATTATTTTCTTGTCTCTACTAAATCTGCAAATGCCAGGTCGATGGTTCTGATACACACCATGGTGATTTCGGCAGCGGTCCAAGCACTTGAATTGTGCGACATCTCATCCCATTTGTGAGATTTTAAACATATAGTTGCAATGCTTTTTCCGCCGTAGCGTTTCTGAATATTTATTTTTGTTACCAACTGGCGCAAGTCTTCGGTCTTTTCTTCTTCGGTCGCATCGGGTCGCATAATAATCTCCAAGTTTTTGGCTCCATAGTTTCCTATTTCTAAACGTTTAGCTATCGTCTCGGATGGATGGAAATCGCATCCGGAACCAAATAATACATAGGGAAATACATTACCTGAGTGAAACAGCATCTCTGCTGCACGGATATTCTTAATACCACGTTCTACTGCATTTCCGGTTGCCTGACGTCCTTTTCCTTCTACAAAGCGGCTGTCATTGGTTCCTTGTTTTTTGTCTTCAGTAATGAGAATGGGTATCGTTTCATCGCCTATTACAACGCACAAAATACCACCATCTGGCTTCATAAACACGCGTTTATTAGCCGGGTCGGGTTCAGGACAGTCTCCTCCGGATGCCTTTTGTAAAATACATTGCATTTCATACAAATCCATCTTCGATTTGTATGTTATACCCCAACCGCGTTGTTTAGCCAAGTTCTCGGCATACGGGATTATAGCGGATTTTAATGCTGCAGTAAGGACACCTTCCGATTCCTTGCTATCGTCATTCAAATGTTGCCCACCGGAATGCATAGTAGTAAGGCGATTGCGTAGAGCATTGGATTGAGTAGTTTGAGGAGCAATATCAGTCATTTTAAATCGAGAGTGTTCGTAAAAGTTTAACGTAGAGTATAATAAGTAGTATATGAAGAATACTAATAACATAAATATATAAAATGTATTTCAATTTTCTTACACCTTTTAATGTTTGGGTATAGAGGCTAGCGAAGATATCCCTACTTCCAGACATTACCATCAAGTTCATATTTACTTGATTCATACCAATCAGTATCTAATCGCAATATTGCTATTTTTTCGGGAATTGTTGTTTTATATTTTTATCCGCAATGATTATGTAGGGGGAGGCATAACATGGACGCAATAATAGTATCCATATTTATATATATTATCTGATTATGACTAATATTATCGGAGTTCTACATTTCTTGGCAACTCTCATCATCAACCTATATGCTTTCCTTTTCGCTAAAAACCGTTTCGATATTGCGTATATTCTCTTTATGATGGCCGTAGTGATAAGCTGGACATTTTATCGTGGCGAATGCTGGATCAGTTATTACCAGAAAAAAAAGAAGAACCCGAATTATGTGGCTGGATCGATCGCCGACGACTTGTCCGACATCAATGAACTCTTCGGAGTAAAAAATGCCGCGTTTGTGCGCGTCTATTTTTTAGCAATGATGTGTGCGAATGCGTTATCGTTGTATTTAGTATTTGTGCGCAATTCGTATCCGGTATGGTTATCTCGTGCGTTTTGTTCGCTTTTTCTTTTTTACGTGTTTGTTATGCGCTTTGCCCCCGAGTGGATGTATCATCCATTATTTAGTTTGATTTTTATTGTTTTGGCCGGACTCTTGATGTTGGATCACATAATGGTATATCCACTCGCAACCAGAAACAAGAAAATTGCGAATAGCATAAATATATAAAAAGTGTTTTCAATTTTGTATTGGATGATTTTATCATATAATACAAAACAAACAAGTCGTATGATGCGCATTTGGCGCTAAATCGGATGCAAGCATTTATGCCAAAACGACCTTGCAATTTTCTTACAACCACCAATTCCAAAGACGCACCAATCAAGATTGCAATTTTATACAAATCATTTTGTAGGACCTATACATTATTGTTCTCCGGTTTTGACATAAAGACTTTTCGCTAAATATTCCTATATGCAAAAAATACCCCCAAATACTACGAAAACGAACTTTGTGGAATATTTAGACAGTTTAAAAAATACACAAATGGATTATATCAAAATGGCAGATACATTGTATTTGTCGCGTATGAGTTATATAGAAAACTTTTTATTTGATACGCGAATATGTGGATATGTTAAACCAATCGCGCATATATCAATTCCTCCTACACCAAATAAGTTTGAGTTATGGAAAAAAGAACATGAACAAACGAGTTTACCGAAACCGGAAGATACAATTATTTTGAAAGAATCTGAAAAACAATACGTAGAAATTGATGTTTCGCTAAATAATTTATGCGATGTTCTCCAATTGATTCAAAATAATGTGTATAATCCAGAGGTCGAATACAATATCGATTTGAAATCATTGCATAATATCAAAATGGAATTAGACCAATTAAATAAAATGGTGGGGATGAAATCGCTAAAGTCTTCTATTTTGGATCAACTCATCTATTTTATGCAAGACCTTCATTTGTCTAATGGATCGAGTGATTTCAAACATACTGTTCTATATGGACCGCCTGGAACAGGTAAAACGGAGATTGCTAAAATAATAGGGACAATGTATTCTAAATTGGGGATTTTGAAAAACAATATTTTCAAGAAAGTAACCCGAAATGATTTAGTTGCCGGATATTTAGGACAAACGGCCATAAAAACGAAAAATGTTATACAAGATTGTTTAGGAGGAGTTCTCTTTATTGACGAAGCATATTCTTTAGCAAATAGTTATGAAGACGATAGTTTTTCGAAAGAATGCATCGATACATTATGCGAAGCATTGAGCGACCATAAAAACAATTTAATGGTTATTATTGCTGGATATGAGGATGAGCTAAATAATTCGTTTTTCCGCGCAAACCCGGGATTGGAATCTCGGTTTATGTGGCGATTCAAAACCGATAATTATAATGCAGCAGAATTGCACGGTATTTTCAATAAAAAAGTGGATGAGGCCGGGTGGGAAATAGACAAAATGAGTATAACCGATAATTGGTTCGAAAAACGTAAAGAAAAGTTTCCTCATTTTGGCAGAGATATGGAGATGTTGTTCTCTTATACAAAAATAGCCCATTCACGTCGGATTTATGGAAAACCGAAACATATGAGAAAATGCCTAAATATATTGGATTTAGACCGCGGATATGAAATGTTGTTGGAAAATCGTAAAAAAGAAAATCCTATAACAAAATCACTGCTTTCCATGTATATTTAGCACATTATCCATCATCGTAGAATGTTATTATAGCACTTTTATTTGTGAGAACTCCGGAGGAGCTTAGAACGAGCGTAGGTGTTCGAACATTATCCGGAAAATTATATTATCGGAGGATACTCGCTTTGCATATAAAAATATTATATTCATTCATTATAATTAGTATAATGAGTGAAAGAAAAACGATCTCCATTAATCCAGAATTATTTTCGTTAAGCGGAAATACTACAAGAAAAAAACGTCCGTCTAGCGAAAATAAAGATTTAAAGATAAAGTCTGCACCGAAACAGCCTCACAGCACAAAAACCTTGCGAAATCGTCTATTACACTATATCCGAAAAAACCAAGAGGAGAACTTTAAAAAATTACATGGAGCAAAGCCAGAAATAACAATTCCTGAAAAAAAATATACATCTACTATTGCGGATAAGTTCAATGGTGATTTTGAAGAATCACTGAAATATATGACTGAAATAGCAGACCAAGTTGCCAATACAGTGGATAATAATTATATGATAAATCAGACATTGAAAAATTATAAATCGCTAAATCCAGAATCTATTTTATCTGGGGGAGACGGGGATTTTGAAAAAACGGTCAATGGATTATCGCCCGATTTTCCTCCTGTTTTTACCGATGAATTGCAAATAACAAATCCAATGGAAAGTGTAAAAATAAATCAGGTAAAACAACCGCAATGGGGATGTATGAAAGGCGGTAATTTACCTACATACCGAAATTGGATGAATCAAACTCACCGAGTAAGAGAACCTATTATAAACGCCCCCATAAATCTAAATAATATGAGTATGTCATCTATTGCTAATATAAGCGGTGGCCAAATATCTGACCAACAACCGATGCCGTTTCGTGCCGAACCTGTGAGAACACCTCCGAATGAAATAAATAAACCAGTATTTGATTATGCTAAACTTTCTCAAATGAAACAAATCAAAGATAAATTACAGGCATCAAATGATGCTATAGCTAAAAATCAGATAAAATACGGGAAACGAAAAAAAACGATAAGGAGAACATATAAACTTGGAAAATCACGTATTACTCCTAAAGTATCTGTTCTCATTAGTAATAAAACAGTTCGTAAAAATATATCATCAAAGACAGAAAAACTACGTCAAATACCAATCGATGAAATACGGGCAGTATTGATGAAAAAAGGATTTATTAAGGTTGGTTCTCAGGCAACAAATGATGTTTTGCGAAAAATGTATGAGAGTATGTTATTAGTTTGCGGTGAAGTAGAAAATCATAATCCAGACAATTTATTATATAATTATTTCAATGCCTGAAAAACTTACATAACAAATAAACACAATGCGAACAACATTGCAATCGTAATAACAGTACATAACATATCAGAATCTTCTGTAGATGGACGTATTTCTTCTAAATATACATTATCCTCGATATGGCTATAATCACGTATTATCCTGCGATGATAAATTATCTCCGGATAATTCTCTAACATTTGCGCACGTTCCGAGGTCCGGTGTTCTCGAACTTTGTATTGATTTTCTATATCATGGACGTTGCAGAAATATCCATATCCATTTCCCAATTCTATTATTTCCCTAGAATTGTTATCATCCATTTTTGTAAATATATAATAGATTTGTTTTGAAATCTTGGTTATTTTTTATATAATTCAATTTTATATTTATTAAGAAATATGAGAAGGTTGGAATGAGTGTTCTTTGATGAACCATAAAAAAAGCTCAGCTTTTTTATTTACACCTTTTTACAAGTTCATATAATATACGCTTTCATATAATATACGTGTTCATATAATGTGTGGTTGTATGGTTTTATTCTTCATCATCACTATCGGAGTCTGACTGGGCCCAGTCCATATTGCTTGCGAAACCGTATTTGCCTTTGATACTTTCAAAGGTTAACTCTCGGTCAGGGACAGTTGTAGGCGATGGGGGTCTGACAATTCTTACGGGGACAGCGAACGTAGGACGCACAACTTTGACTTCGACTGGTTTAGCTGCCATGTTTGCATAGGATAATGCTTTGGGAGGCTCTTGCTTGGCGGTCGTCTTGGAATCTGTTGATAAAGAAGGGAAATCATTCGTATTACTTACCTGTAGCACAGCTTTAGAATCTGTATTCTTTGCTGATGGAATTGCCTGCATTTTGACTGCTGCTGGCTCGGCAGGCCTGGTGTGCTTGTGCTGAAGAAGCTTATTATCGTCGTCAGAATCACTATCGACTAGACAAGCAAATCTACTTGCTCCAGTAGCGACAGGTTTATCGGCGACTTTCTTTTCAACAGCTTTTGCTGCATATTCTTCGCGTTGTTTTTCAGTAGGTGCTTTGCAGTAGGTTCTGGTATGACCACGTTTGCCACAGTTAGGACATACGATAGCTTTGAGCTTAGGGCAGCATACATTGCCATCGCGGTCTTTTACATAGTGGCTAGAATAGACTTCTTCAGATTCACCTGCATCTTTGCATACTTTGCAACAAGGGGTGCGAGGAACATAGTCACCGGATTGGCGAGATTTGATATTGGAGAAATTGCGAGCGGACATATTTGAATAGCGAGGTTTGAAAGCGGTTTTAATCGAGTTTGCACTAGCAAATATTATAAGTTATATTTAATATGTCATACACTAAATATAAAAAATGTATTTCAATTTTCTGAAAATATTTTATTGTTTTAACCCCCATTTATATGTATATATGATATATGTATGTATATATGATATATATGATATATATTTGTGTGTTATAACCCATTCTATTCTATCAGGTCAATGAATAAATTATACTTTCAAATAATGAACATAATATTTAACACTATTTGGTAAACTATATTTTGTATCATATACTGGCCATATCATATATGCTTGGCCAGACCCACGCGGCCATTGTCGGTTGATATGCGTTCCACCGCCATTCTTAACAAACTTTTCTTCATATATATCTTTTGTCAATCGTGTTTCTTCTGAGTTATGTTCAGGGTTTCGCCTAGGGAAAACGTAGCCACCCGGACCTTCTGAAAACTCATTAATATCTCTTACGTTTGTAAATCCTTTCTCCCTTAAAAATGGTGCAATATCGCTTATATTTTCGAAATAATTGCGCTCACCATTTTTACCATTTGTAATACCGATTCTAGTGTCACATACACTGGGTGAAGCATTTGCCATATTGCAGCACCATGTAGTTTTCAATTCTTTCAACTTATATTCATCTGACTTGATTCGGTTGCTTGTGTATGATTTTCCGTTATATACAAAGTCTTCTTTGAACTTGATATATTCATCTACGCTTTGTTTATTGCATATGAAAAGTGGGGTTTGATTATGGGGGAACTCGGGTAAATCTTCATACCCCCAAAACCGTGGAATTAATCCATTACACGTTACTGTAGTATTCATTTTTTCAGCCGGTTTTTCTATAACCAATCCGGTGAATGCGGTAATTTTTAGTCGCTTGCTTGCTGGATATTTATTTTTAATAAGAATAATGGTATGTCTCATTGGTTGTAAATACGTTCGTATAATAGATTTCCCTTGTATTTCGGCGAGTCTTTCATTTTCATCTTGTTTGAACGACAAATAATAATTATGATTACTATCGTCTTCAATGACATCCCATCCATTTTTTCTAGCAATACTTACCGTATTTTCTCTGTAAGCCCCTTTTTCTTGCTGTGTTCTGGCTCTGATGAAATGATAACGGGGGGTAGAATATTTTTCCCGTATTTTACTTTCCATGTCAATATCAGTTGTGTAATCAACAATCATATTGTGATTTGTGTAATACTCAAACCCTTTATAATTTGGTCCATTTTGCAAAATAGCCATTTTATGATTATCTTGTCTTGACATCAACGATAATGAGACGTCTGGTGTAGCAGAAACATTAATGATTTTGATGTTATATTCTTTCATTTTTTCTACCGTCAAACCAAGCCGCTTGAACTCATTATCGATTGTCATTTCAACATCGTCTGCGAAATGATGTTCATCGATGATAAATATAGCATTGCTTATATATTCTGGATTGTTCAACAACCAAGTAATTCTTTTGTGAAAATTGGAGCGATGAGTAATACAATGATTTTCACTAACGCTATTGATTACTTCCATAAGAAACTCACCTGTTCGTAGTTTAAAAGCTTTCATTAGTTGTTCAAACCAAGATGTATCTGACATTCCCGTAGTCACTGTGATGCAATTGGGATGTATAGCTCTCTCATATGGCAACATTGATATTGCATACAACAAACAAAGTATTAATGCTGTTTTTCCTACACCAGGCTCGCCAACTACCGTAATAAACTGTGTATCAGGGTTTAACAATTCAGTTTCAATATCATTTGCTGTATAATTGCTGTTCTCAAACCATAATGGGTTTCCGCCACGATTATGTTTTTTTAGTTTTATTTGCAGCATCTCTTGATCGTCTGCATAGTCGTCTTCGCTTTTTGCAATAGTTGGAATATAGGGTCCCCATTCAACTTCGGGTATGTCTGTATTTCCGGCATCAATTATTGTTGAGGCGCCATCAACGGATGGATTATTGTTTTCAAATGCCTTGAATGGGCAATGTTTATTTTTTGCATTATGAGTTCGGAATTGTTCTTCATTTGCAAATCCATAGTCAGCATATAACGCATAATTTTTTTGCGGAGAATTATCCACAAAATGATTTTTGCAATTTTTACACCTTTGATTCTTTACCATTTTTTGATTCGTCTTATTGTTGTTTATGTTCCTAGTATGTTCTACCCCTTTATTATATATTGTTATATACGCTTGTCTTTAAGTAGTTTTCACTTCTACTTCTACTTATACTTATACTTTCACATCCACTTAATATACACTTCCACTTACCCGCCACACCCACATTATCAAGTCCAATAAAAATATATAATACGAAAAAGATATAAAAATAAAATAATATATTTTATAATATTTTATTATCAAATTATATGGCAACTATTACACACGAATATTTCAATTTAACGCGCCAATACAAAACAAAATATGGAGAACATACTATTGTTTTGTTACAAGTCGGTGCATTTTTCGAAGTATATGGCTTAAAAAACACTAAAACGGGCGAAATTGTTAACAGTAATATAGTAGAGTTTTCGCAAATATGCCAATTGAATATTTCCGAAAAAAACATAACCATGGACAAGGAACCGATTGTTATGGCCGGTTTTCGGGACTATACATTGGAAAGATATTTACAAAAATTATCTGATTCCGGATATACTACAGTTGTTTATATACAAGAAAAAGATGGTAAAAATGTAAAACGAGTTCTACAAGGCGTTTATTCCGCCGGAACAAATCTGTCATATGATGCAGATAATAGCTCACAAATCAGTAATAATATCATGTGTATTTGGATAGAAAAATATAAGGCTATGCGAAATACTATACAGGATACATTTGTATGTGGAATATCCGTTGCAAATATTTTTACCGGAAAATCATCTATATTTGAATACCAATCGGCGTATTATTTAAATCCTACTACATTTGATGAATTGGAACGGTGTATTTCAACGAACTGTCCAAGTGAAATTATTATTAATTCAACTACATTAGATGAAGAAGTTCTCGATACTATATTGCAATTTTCTGGAGCTAAATCGGGTATAATACATAAGAATGGTATCGCGAGTTGTCGTCAAGAAATTGTAGAAAGATGTTCTCAACAGAAATACATTCATCATATTTTAGCCACTTTTTTCGGAGAAGAAAGTCTGCAAGTTTGCGCAGAGTTTCATACATACAACATTGCAACGCAAGCATTTTGTTATTTATTACATTTTATTCAAGAACACAATCCCAATTTAGTTCGAAAAATAGCCCTGCCATTATTTAGCAATAGTTCCAAAAACTTGATTTTAGCGAATCATACATTAAAACAGCTAAATATCATTGATGATGCATCTATTGATGGAAAACAAACGGGACAATTTTCGTCTGTTTTAGCATTTCTAAACAAGTGTTGTTCTCCAATGGGAAAACGTGCATTTCAGCAACAACTCATCCATCCGACATGTGATATAGAATGGTTAAATCAAGAATACCATATAACAGAACTATTTTTACTTCCGGAAAATAATCCGCTGATTCCTGTTTTCCGGAAATATTTAGGAGAACTTAGTGATATGGAAAAAATATGTCGCCAATTATTGGCGAAAAAACTATATCCCGCATCGTTTTCTCATTTGTATAAAAGTGTGCAAACAATAGAACAATTATCCGTATGTTTAGCCGAAAGTGGTGAAATACAAGAATATTTAGGGAAAGGTTCTCCAAAAGGACAAAATATAGGGACTATAGCATCTTCTGTTTTGAACTATATCACTAGATATGTAGTTATAACAAAATGTGCAAATTGTCAAACGATGCAAGTATTTGAAGAAAATATTATTCAGCCGGGGGTTTCGCAAGATTTAGACACTTTGATTCATCAGTATAATGAGAACTTATCCAATTTCAATAAAATACGCGAATGGCTAAATACTTTAATGCGCAATGCCGAAACCTCCAATTCATCAACAGAAACAGAGTATATTAAAATACATACTACAGAGAAATCCGGTAATTCATTACAGATAACAAAAAAACGCGCATCCGCATTAAAAACTATATTAAAAGGAATATCTAGTCAAACGGTTACTTTGTCAGGCGGTATGTTTTTTGCAGTTGCGGATATAAAGTTCTCTTCCGCATCCACTTCCGCCGATGAAATAGAAATACCTTGTTTAGATAAAATAACCCGGTCCATTCTTTCTTTGAAAGACAAAATAAACGAAAAAATAAGCGAGGTATATTTGCAATTTTTAGACAATTTTGAAACCGAATGTTTGTCCGATCTAGAATATTTAGCAAAATACATTGCAAAAGTGGATGTTCTCCAATGTAAAGCATATATTGCACAAACATACAACTATTGCAAACCGGAAATACGTAGCCACACAAATGCCTTTGTAAATGCGAAACAATTGCGACATGTTCTCATTGAACACTTACAGAAAAACGAAATCTATGTTCCCAATGATGTATATTTAGGGGATTCGGGCGACCCCGGGGAATCCAATCCTTTAGGCATATTGTTGTATGGCACAAACGCAGTAGGTAAAACGAGTCTGATTCGCGCATTAGGTATAGCAATTATAATGGCACAGGCCGGGTTGTTTGTTCCATGTTCTCAGTTTGTATATAGTCCTTATACTGCGATATTTTCACGTATTTTAGGCATAGATAATTTATTCAAAGGTCTTTCTACTTTTGCTGTTGAAATGTCGGAATTGAGAATGATATTGCGCAATGCGGACAACACATCGCTTGTTTTAGGCGATGAATTGTGTTCGGGGACAGAAACTGAGTCGGCTCTCAGTATTTTTATGGCAGGATTGATGGATTTACATCGGAAACAGTCTTCTTTTATTTTCGCCACACATTTCCACGAAATTATCCATTTTGATGAAATGCGAGATTTAGGAAAACTGGTATTGAAACATATGGCAGTTCATTATGACAGAGAATTAGATTGTTTAGTGTATGACCGGTTATTGAGAGACGGACCGGGTAATAGAATGTATGGTTTAGAAGTATGCAAATCATTGTATTTGCCCGAGGACTTCTTGGAAGAAGCATATAGGATAAGAACGAAATATTATCCTACGGCCCGGGGCGAGCTTGCTCGCCCTATCGCAGCAACTTACAACTCCCAAAAAATCCGGGGGATATGTGAAATGTGTAAAACCGAAATAGGGGAAGAAATACATCATATATCACCTCAGAAAGATGCTAATACAGAAGGATTCATAGGAACATTTCATAAAAATCACCCGGCGAATCTGATGAGTTTGTGTGAAAAATGCCACGCGAAATGTCATACAGAACCCGATACAAAACCAAAGAAAAAGACAGTTGCACGTAAAAAAACGACGAAAGGGTATACTATATTGTCCTCAAACACCTAAGCTCGCCCCCACGATTCAGCGTTCTCACAAAAAAATAATATTACATAGGTGTATACAATCCATCTGGAGGCGGAGGCATATATGGCACTTTTTCAGGCAATTGTGGGTATGGGAATTGCGGTGCATTTGGGCAGTTTCCGTAGCATTTTCCTTGATAATAATAGAAATCTTTATTGGCAATCATGAAATCACTGTAGTTGTCTTTCATAATTGGCCCATTTTCACCGCCGGCAACGCATTTTTGACCTCCTAATAATACACAGCAAGTGGTTGCTGCACATGTTTCATTATTAATAGCATTGCATTGCTGTTCCAGTTTAAGTGGGTCGGCTCTGTATTTGTTACAAAACCCTCCGCCAACATTTGTTGTTACATATGTAGGCGCATTAACAATAGCATTCGCAGACCGTGATAGAAATACACTATCTTCATAGTATGGAACATAACTAGTTGCTCCGTATTTATAAGAACCTGGTTGATAATATACAATACTTCCTTGTATGCCATTTGAAATGACATCGACTAGGTTTCCTGAAACATCATATACTTTAGCTTTCCCCATTGTTGTGCTATATATATTATTAGTGCCTGTTTTTTGTAAATCGTCGTGATATTCTACATCTAGATTATCTGAATTGTATTTGGTTTTTTCCTTTTTTTCTTCTTTTTTCTCTTTTTTATTTTTTGAACTATTTGTATCTTCAGGAATTGTATCTATACCTTCATATATTGGATATAACTGTGATTTTCCAGAATACATTCCAACATATACTGCAATCGCAATTAATAATAAAAATGACAAGCCTAGTGATATAATCTTTGACATATTTATATTATAAACAGATATTCTATTGAAATTATATTATTCTCCGAAGAATGCACTCTTTTCTTCGATACGGCGTTCTCCCAATCAAATAATTTTTATAAAATACTTGGGGTTCGTTTTCATTGTCTGCATGTCTAAATAACTATAAAATACTATAAATTGTATTTTGTAGTCAGAAAATTGATTAATTACAAACAAATTAAAAGATGCACTAAATATATATTATACACAATGATTATCCCAGTTAAATGTTTCACATGCGGTAATGTTTTAGCGGACAAATACCGTTATTATTTGGCAGAAGTTCGGAAAAGAAAATTGCAAAATGGTATCAATTTAGACAAAGTCATCTATCTTACGCCCAACAATATTGAAAAAACACACGAAGGTAAAGTATTGGACGAGCTCAGATTAACAAATGTATGTTGCAGACGTCATATGATGACGCATGTAGATATAGCATAAACAGTTTGAAAATACAAATATATCTTTATTTAAATGTGTAATGAAATCTTTTGTAATGATTATGTATATGACTACAAAAAAACAACAGTCTCGTAAAAATAGTTCGCGTTCTAATAAAAAACAACGACAACAGCGACGTCAAAAACTTTTTATTGGCGGAACATGCTCAATGTGTGGTTCTTGTATGAACCAAAACAATCAGATGCCATCGTTATTTAGGGGAGGTAAAAATTATACATGGAAACGTAGAAGTGGTGGAAATGATACACCAAGTTTTAATGGATTGCCTCAGAGATACTATTACCAACAAAATGACTTTATACAAGACCCTACCAGAAACCAGGTTGCTTCTAGACAATTAGCTACTATTAAAGGCGGTAAAAATAAAACGAAACGGAGAGTTCGGCGAGGTGGTGCTCTTGGGTTTTCCTATTTTAATGGACAGTCTGGTCTAGTAAGTAATTTCAATCCAACATCTTCTATAGGCGAAGTAATGGGTTCTCAGCTTGGGGCAAATTATATTTCAACTGAAGTAAATACCAATACATTAACAAATCCATCGGTCTTTAGTCAACCTGTTGAATCAAAATACAATGTGTATAATATGCCTATGGCATAGATTTAGAAAGATTTCTATCTATTTTCTAAATACAATATATAATGGCTAGTCTTCCTGGATTGAAAAATGTTTGCACACCCGCCGGTGTTTATTTTATATTATCATTTATTACTTTATTGGCAATGATTATACAAAACTTAGGAAATCCTTCGTCATATTGCATTGGCCGATATAGTTGTAATGTGACTAGTATTCAAATGTTATTTGTAATGAAGTTTGTATATATTTTGTTCTGGACATGGATTCTCAATATAATATGTCGTGAAGGATATGAGACGATATCTTGGTTGTTGGTTTTGTTGCCTTACCTATTGATGTTTATTTTTATTTTAGGCATTTTTGTTCCTAAATAATTTTGGTATTCAATACATTATCGAAGGATATTATAACTAACTGTGAATATAGTTAATTATGAAACATAAAACGATTCGACATCATACTGTTCGAAACAATTATACAAAAAAACACATTTCAAAAAAGATTCTCCAAGGCTCAAGTATATCATCACTTCGCGAAGGATGGATTCATATGACTATACAAGGAGAACCTTTTGAAAGAGGTGTTCAACACGGGTATTTATTACGAAGTCATTTCAAACATATTCACAAAGTTCTCTCTTTTATTGTAAAGCATGATTTTCATAAAAGTTTGACGGAATATATGAAAACGTGTAAAAACCTTATAACACCCAATATAAAAAAACATCATCCAGAGTTTTTAGAAGAATTGCAAGGTATTGCTAAAGGCGCTAACATATCGTTGGATTTTTTGATTGCATGGAACTCTATTTTATCAATGTATTCATACTATGACTCCATAAATGAGAGAACATCGGAGCGAGGAACGAGCGTAGGTCTTAGAATATTAACGAAGGATAATAAAAATAAAGGTGGCAGATGTTCTGCATTTATAGCTTGTGGAAACGCAACGAAAGATGGGAAAATAGTTATGGCACATAATACACATTCCGATTATGCAACAGGATCTTTAGCAAATATTGTTTTACGGGTTATTCCGGCGAAAGGACATTCTTTTGTTATGCAAACCTACCCAGGATATATAGCTAGTGCAACCGACTGGTTTATGTGTGACACCGGTATTATTGGATGCGAAACAACCATATCTGATACAAATTACGAACCGCGGTTTGGAAGCCCCTATTTTTGCCGTATTCGGGAAGCAATGCAGTATGGCGAAACATTCGATGAATATGTAGAAATAATGTTGAAACACAATGCCGGAGATTATGCATGTTCGTGGCTTTTTGGAGATATTAAGCAAAACAAAATTATGTTGTTTGAAATTGGGCTAAACCAGAATAATATACAAACAACTACGGATGGCGTTTATTATGGCATGAACTCTGCAATCGGGTTTGAATTGCGGAGTCTAGAAACATCTGATAAAACATTCGATGATTTGAAAGAATCTTCTGGTGCACGAAATGCCCGAATGAGTGCATTATTAAATGAAAAATATTATGGAAAAATAGATATAGATTCTGCAAAAACCATTATAAGCGACCATTATGATTCAAACTTGAACAAAATTATACCAACATCACTGACTGTATGCAAACATTCAGATTTGGACCCGGGCGCGAAGCGCCCTTTTTATCCATGGGGGTGTGTAGATGGTAAAATAACAAATAGTGATATGGCACAAAATATGGAGTTTTTAGGAAGACAAGGAGCTTCTTGTGGAAAACCATTTTTAGCTAAAAAGTATTTTAAAGAACATCCGGAATATGCAAACTGGAAACCAGTTTTAGTGGATATGCCTACATACAAATGGGTAAAATTATGATGTGTTTTTGGAAAATTGAAATAATCATACTGTAATAAACTTAAAGCATTCTTCTGTAAGTTTATTATACTTTTCACATTTTGTCATATCTTCTCATATAAAATGAAACTTCGTTCTGGTAAAACTATTGGTAATGATGCAAGCTCCTATAACTATTATAAAGAAAACATAACTTTGTCCAGAGATGCATTTTCTTCGCAGGATAAATTGGGTTTCCCCCAAATATACTATATGTCTGAACAAGACAGATTGTTGTTGCAAAAACAAAAATGGTTGACTAAGATGTTGCAACGATATATCTATGAAATAAGCATGATTCGCCCAACTATTTCAACTGTGGAATTGGCACTTTTTGAGAGTGTCCGGCTGATATCAGAAATGGCTTATATTATACTAGAACAAATTGACTTTATGACATCTTGCCCAATTTTCAACATTGTAGTTACAAAAATTATCAAACAGTTCTACAGTATGAAAAACGAAATAACCGATTGCCTTATTTGTGGATGCTATCAGTTTTCAGTGGAAGATCGCCAGTTCTTGGGCAATTTGAGAGCGGATTTAGTCAAAGTAGCAGTTCTTTTGGAAAATAGACAGAAATAAATAGTATTATATGAATATGCTTGTAACTATTATATGTAATTGTAATTCTATAATTAATTGATTGTTTCTTTTTTCCAATATCTCAATACTAGCGCATCACTTGGTAAATGAACATATAGAGGTATTTTTTTACCCTTTATGACTATATCACGAATGAACATATTTGGGTCTAATATTTCCCCGTTCCATGCAATGGTTGCATCCGCATCTTCTTCAGAGATATATCTATTGTTTCTCCAAACATTTATTATGTCTCTTATTGTTGATGCAGAATGAATATTTTCTATATTATCTGCATATAATGCCTCCGTTTCTATCATTCCGGTATAGATTTCATTACCATTTGAACAATCCAGCATTTTTATCATAATATGATAGTGTGGATAATTTTTGCATGACATATTGTGTATATTCTTTGATATATACAATACATCGGTTGTTATGTTTTTATATTGTTCATCTATCAAAAACAATATAAACCAATTACCGTTTATATTGTGCTATTACACAAACGCTTCCTTCAGGGATCGAACCTGAGACCTTGTGGTTAACAGCCACACGCTCTACCGACTGAGCTAAGAAAGCATAACGAAGAGAGGTTTCGATCCTCCGACCCCAGGGTTATGGGCCCTGTGCGCTTCCTCTGCGCCACTTCGTTTTTAGACAGGTCCTACCGAGATTCGAACTCAGGTTTCCAGATTCAAAGTCTGGAGTGATAACCGCTACACTATAGGACCTTTTTTTTTGAACCAATAGGTTATTATTATATAATATGTTCTCTTTATATAGGTTTTTGCTAAATAATATTTCATTCGTTTTTGTAAATAAATAATCTATTATGAATCATCGGATATATACACTCTCTTGCGCAGTCATTATATATCGGTATAACACTGATTTTTATATTTTCTATCAGCAGTATCGTGTTCTATTACAAAGGTTTCGTATTTATAACCGTTTTCTATTTCTAATGCAAAAAACATACCAATCAATGCCTCTATTATATTTCCTGCATTGTATGTACACTTTGTTTCGGGTTCAAAATAACTGTTATCTAACTCATCATCAACATAGTATTGTATCATCCAAGACATCATTTTTTCAAATAATATAGAAGATATAACAAATGTGCTACACGTAATCATTTTATTTTTTATTACTGTATCTTGGGTATAATTTGTGTTGAAAAACTTGTTATAACTATGTAATCCACATTTGAAAATATTTAAATCATGTATTATAACACGTTGTCCTCCTAAAAACCACCACGGAAAAAAATGATATACATATATATTTTTATTGTCTAATGTATTTACTATGTCAGGAATAGTATGTTTCTTGAACTTCATATCATATTGACATAATCCAATATAATTTGTTTTTTTATGTAATCCATTCATATAAATATGATATAATGCACTAGATTCATTATACCAATGTTTTTGAAAAGATGGATTATATATGTCTAACGTATTTTCATATAGTACAGGCATTTGAGTATGTATACTATTTTTAACTCCATACAATAAAATATATTGTTTATCTTCTTCATTCATATCTGCATATAATTCTGGGAACACTTTTGAATGAAATACAGTATATATTGTTAATGTTTTACGATCTTCTAATGATTCCAATGTTTCCAATGTTTTCAATGTTTCCATATTATTTTTTATAAATATATGTATTTATGTAAAAAAGTTTCTTTATATGTTTTGATTATATACATTTAATGAGTGGACGTGTGCGATAAAATCCCGTAGTGCATGGATTGTAAGAACGCCGGAGCTCAGAACGAGCGTAGGTGTTCGAAGATTATCCGGAAATAATTTAGTATCGAAGGATAATGCAATATATCCAAAAATAATAGAATACTTCAAAGAAAATTGATTTAGAAATAATACTATTTACTATATAATATAATACCAGTATATTTTAGAAGAAAATGAACCCTGCAATTACCAATCAAAGTGAAAACGACGACCTATATAGTTTCACTCTCAGTGGTGTTAATGTAAGTTTAGCAAATGCGCTTCGTCGTATTATTTTGTCGGAAATACCGACATATGCATTTATTACTGACACATATGAAAACAACAAATGTAATATAGAAATAAATACCAGTCGCTTGCACAATGAAATCATCAAGCAGCGATTAGGTTGTATTCCTATTCACGAAACCGATTTGGATATTCTTACAGACAAATATGTTTTGGAAGTCGATGTGAAAAATGACACGGACAATATTATATATGTCACCACCGAACATTTTCGCATTCGCAACAAGGCAACTGGCAATTATTTGACCGAGCAAGAAACTCGAAGGATTTTCCCAGCCAATCGCATCACATCGCACTATATAGATTTTGTGAGATTGAAGCCCAAGATTAGTGATTCTATACCAGGCGAACATTTAAAACTAACTGCCGAGTTTTCGGTATCTATGGCGAAAGTAAATAGTATGTATAATGTGGTTTCTAAGTGCGCATATGGAAATACTCCTGATTTGGCTAAAATTGCGGGAGTTTGGGAAGAACGTTTAGCCAAAATGGTTAGCGATGGTATGACAGAACAAGAAATCAATTTCAATAAAAGCAATTTTAATACATTGGATGCACAACGGATTTTCAAAGCAGAATCATTTGACTTTGTCATCCAAACAGTTGGGGTATATGATAATAGAAGTATCATCAAAAAAGGCTGCGCCGTTTTGCAAAACAAGTTTGTCACGATGATTGATGCAATCAATAGCGATATCATTCCGATTGACCGAAGTGAAACCACTATGGATTATTGCTATGATATTACATTGGAAGACGAAGACTATACCATAGGCAAGGTCTTGGAATATGTGTTATATAACAGTTATTACGAAGGCGACCGAACGCTATCATTTTGTGGTTTCAAAAAGTTCCATCCGCATTTGCCTTCTAGCACGATACGTATAGCTTTTTCGAAAAACCCACAAGACCAAGGCATACGAATATGCAAAGACATGTTAGTAGATGCTTGCACACAATCACAAGATATATTTTCTAAAATATTTAAAATGTTTTAATCACTGGACGTAGGGGAGTGAATCGTATATGTAATAAAATAATTTGTATAATATAGCAATAAAGAAAATACTATATTATATAATACAATATAATATAATACAATAATGTCTTATTTTTCTTTTAGTCCGGGTATATTGACAAATCCGGTTATAACTATAGATACATTTAGAACTGTTTCTATAACAAAACGAAACCCACTAGTCTTATGCGATATAGATGACACCATTATTGGATATGATAAAAACTTTGATTATTTTTATAACACCGTCATATCAAACATGGAAAAATACAAAAATGCCAACAATGGTCCTGCTAATATTTTCAACAATATACTAAATAATCAGAGTTTGACCATGACAAATAATGAAGTATATATAGTTGCAAGCCGATTATATGATGAATACAGACAACGAAATCCTCCAAAACATTGCGACTATGAAGGATTCATGAGAATGTGTAAAAAAATACAAGATATGGGTGGGGAATTACAGTTTGTAACTGCGCGTAGCAAAGAATCCGCAGATTTTACAAAAATGCAATTTAATGAAATCGGATTGAATTATGATAATTATAAAGTTCATTATACCGGGGGAATAATAACGAAGGGGCAATATATCAAACAAAACTTTCATATGAATAAATACGGTGAAGTTATTTTTATAGATGATTTAGATAGTTTTATAAAATCAGTAGTAGAGTGGTGTCCAGTAATACAATGCTACAAGTTTGTTTATAGACGATAGAAAATTGAAATAATATGATTATAATAATACATATACATATTACACAAATACTATTATAATGTTTCGCAACGTGTATAAAGCTTTATTGTCATTATTGGTATGTTCTTGTATGTCATCTTCCGCGATGATAGCCCAACCAGACGATTTTTCCACTATAGCATATGAAAATACTATTCCATTTGTTCTGCCAATTACCAGAGGTAAAGTAATCAAAGTATATGACGGAGATACGATAACTATCGCAGCAAAACTGCCTTATCCAGAATCACCAGTATATCGCGTATCTGTGCGATTGAATGGCATAGACACCCCTGAAATAAAGGGACAGACCCAACGCGAAAAAGAGTTAGCAAAACAAATCCGCGATATTTTACAAAGCAAAATAATGAACAAAATGGTCGAATTAAAAAATACGAGCAATGAGAAATATGGGCGCTTGCTGGCGGATGTTTATTTGGACGACATTTGTATAAATGATTGGATGATAGAACAAGGATATGCGGTAAAATATGATGGCGGAACTAAAATACGTCCTGAAAGTTGGATGTAATTACAAGCAAATTGTTATAACTAAATAAAATACGTGGGTTCTATGTATGTGTGCAAAATAAACCAAATACTCCATTCATTATGCTGTTTTTTTATCTTTTTCACTTACGCATGGTAAAATAATAAATTGCATAAACCATGTTCCTACTAATACCCACATTGCTACTATAGTATTCCCTCCTTGGTAAATAAGCCATCTTAGTGCTTGACAATGAGGCGCTGGTGCAATAAAGGGAGATAGTAAAAATCCTGTTATTGTTGCAGGAACACATACCCATATGTATATGTGAGGGCATATATAATGGGCTATTACCCAAAACCCATATACCCACATTGCATTTATACACAATGCTTTTAGTCTATCCATAATTGGCATGGTAGTAATAATGGTAATAATAGTAATAATAACAATAATATTTGGCGTTTATTATACAAATATTATTGCACAGGATTTCAATTTTCTATATACACGCTTTAAATGGTTTTATATAACTATTAATACAAAATTGAAATAGACACATCTCGATATTCTTTATATCATTTAGAACAATTATTTTACTACTATGGAAAAAAATATTAACAAGCGAATTGAAACATATGTGTCCGGTTTGAAAAATGGTATTCGGACAAAAATAACCGAATTGGATTTACAAGAAAGACAAAAAATAAATGAATTGTTGGAATATATATTCGACTACAATCGGCTGGTTTTAACAAAAGAAGATTTTGTAAAACGTAAGCGTGTAAAAAATGCAATACCAACACTGAACCGATGCAATGCTAGAAGAGCAAACGGAGAACAATGTACCAGACAAAGAAAAGAAGGATGTGAGTTTTGCGGAACACATAATAAGGGTGTTCCACATGGATTCATGGCAGACGAAGGAACCGAAACAGTTTTACAGACTACGCAAAAATTGGAAGTGATTGCAGAAGAAATAAAGGGAATTGTTTATTATATTGATAAGTTCAATAATGTTTACAAAACGGAGGATATTTTAGCAGAACGTGAAAACCCACAAATTATTGCCAAATGTGTAAAAACTGAACGAGGATATACAATTCCTGAATTAGGATTGGTATAGCTCATATATACAGATGTCAAAAATCAGTCTTGAATACCTTGCGCACAATATTTTCTTTAACGACTTCTTCTCTATTTTCCATAATAAAATCGTTTAATTCGATTGCCTTTTCTACATCGCCCTTATAAAAATTAGCCAATATACCTACTAGATTTTTTTTCGTAATTGGCTTTTTGACGTTTTTTTTCGTATACATAAGTTGTCCATCTTTCAAATCAAAACAGTCTATATCGTTCTTCTTCATAACTTCCATAAGGTCTTTAGAAATATTCTTTTTATCATTTTTGCGTGTGCCTAGTTCTTTTTGTAATAATCGTATTTCATTATCGATACGAACCCAATCTTTTACGCATTTTATAAGTTGTTCTTTCGTTTCCATTTATATATAGTAAAAATATATTTTTATATACATTTTATTTAGTATGTCATTTACCAGGTAATTTACTAGGTCATTTAGTAATTAGTAAAAAACTTTTTTATTTTTTGTTAATAATATATAACTATATGAATATAATGTTTTCTAACCCACGATCAACAATCCAAACGTTAGACAACCGAAAAAATAGCATGGTAAATATGTTTGCTATGTCTAGAATATCGCGACCGATTACTCAAATACCTAAACCACCTGCGGTTGAAACAATTAAAGAAGTTCCGGAAGACCCTACTAAAAAGAAAATGAAATGGGGAGAACCCGTCTGGTTTTTTTTTCATACAATTGCAGAAAAAATAAAACCGGAACGTTTTTTGGCTGTTCGATTGGAGTTATTGCAACTTGTTACAAATATTTGCAGAAACTTACCATGCCCTACATGTTCTCAACATGCAACCACTTATTTGGCAAGTATAAATATGAATAATATTCAAACCAAAGAACAATTGATTGACCTATTTTATGTATTTCATAATGAAGTAAATAAACGGAAGGGATTTGCGCAATTTCCTAGAGAACTTTTACACGAAAAATACTCTAAAGCAAATACTGTTAATATTATTAATTATTTTCTTTTACATTTTTTAGATAAATCATACAGTATTCGTATGATTGCGGATGACTTTCATAGAAAACGATTAGTAGAAGATATTAAAAAATGGTTGAAGGAGAACTTACACAATTTTAATGTCTAGACATACGTGATTATTTATTTATAGTGCATTTGAACTTCTGCTTACCTGGTCTAGAACATGTTTGTGTATTATTTATACCATTAAAATATTGTAATTGAACTGCGCCTGTACTACGTATTATTTCTGCCCATACAACCCCACATACAGTTCCTATTACTCCTGCAGCGATTATTTGTGTGAAAGATACGCATTCATATTTTATTTTGTTCCACAAAAACTCTGCTATAATCAATACTGGAAAAATAATTAACGTCGGTATATTTGCAGAGGCTAAACCATAATAAGCAATAATATCTACCAAATAGAAGAACGTGTATGTAAAAACAACCATACCTAGTGGTATATTGGATAATCGCCCAGTATCAGTTAATGTTAATGAATTACAAACAGCTTCATTTTCGGGTGATGTTTTTGGAGTATCTGAAACCAACGTCCCGCCGATGATTGCGAAAAAGCATGTAAATAAGAGACCTGCCAAATAAATAATACCTTTTAAATCTTGGTTTAATATAGACGATAATGTGAAAAAGCTTACTATAATGAATGGAGCTAACCTAAATGCAGTATATAAAATAAACTTGATATTCAAACTTCCCGGCATAATTTATATATAGCTATGAGAAAGTTTATTATCGTGGGACAATAAAATTATTGCGGGGGGTTCTCTTTTTGATACTATGTATATTTTGATGTATATATAACTATTTTTTGAATATATATGCGATGACTTGTTCTATAGAACTGATTTCAATAAACTGTATTCCATCTAAAAATGATTTTTCGTTATATTTTTCTATAAACTCTTCATATTCTCTATGATTTGATTCTGGATACAAAAATGTCTTGACCCCTGCTCTAATACCGCCCAATATTTTGGCATCCAATCCACCTATAGCAGTTACTTGTCCTTGTAAATTGACCTCCCCTGTTATAGCAATGGTATTATTTATTGTCAAATTATTCAACAAACTGTATATAGCAATAGTTATAGCTGTTCCAGCAGAAGGTCCGTCTTTTGAAACGGCACCTTGGGGGCAATGTATATGCAGTCCTTGACATTTGGTTTCTTCAAATACTTTTAATAGGGATTTTTTCTTTTCATTAGACGTTAGTTTCCATGCCAGACTTTTAGCCACATTCATACTCTCTTTCATAACATCACCTTGTAATCCAGTTAAACGGAGTTCTAAAAAAGAGGCCGATGGAAAAAACATTGTTTCGATTGGTATAATACCACCTTTTCCTAAAGCATTTGCCCATAATCCATTGATAATACCTATAGCACTTTTTGCAGGTATTTTCGTCTCTTGCACCTTGTGATATTTTTTCAAATACTTGGTGTCTAAATCATCTACTGTAATAACTAATGGTATACATACATTTTCATTTACGCATTTAAATAGCTCCAGATTTATTTCTCCAAACAAATCAAATAACACTTCCTTGAGTTTTCTTACACCCGGTTCTAATGTATATGTTTCTATAATATATTCTATAATTTCGTCAGAAAGTTGCACTGTATCATGGAAGCCCATTTTTTCATTTATTTCTTTCAATATATAATCCTTTACTATTACCATTTTATCGTCTATTGTTAAATTGTCAAAACGCACTCGATGAATACGGTCTAATAATATACGGTCTATATTATCCGGATCATTATATGAGAAAATAAACAGGGCTTTTGATAAATCTAAATTGATACCACTATAATATTTGTCTTGAAAACAATCGTTTTGCGTTGTATCTATTAGATGCGTCAATATACCTATTATTTCTTTTCCGTGTTCTGTTTTACTTACTTTATCTAATTCATCTATGTAAATAATAGGATTCATACATTTTGATTCCATCAAAATATCAGTTATACGTCCCCATATAGAATTGACATATGTATAACTATGACCTTCTAATGTAGAACCATTACATGATCCACCTAATGCGATGAAAGCAAATGGTCTAGATTGCCCAGTTTCATCTATTAAACAATTCGCCAACCCCTTTTTTGCAACAGACGTTTTTCCTACTCCGGGAGAACCTTCAAATCCAAAGCAATATCCACTTTGTTCTCCATTCATCCATTGTCCTATTATTTTTAGTATTTGATTTTTAGCATATTCATGGCCGTGTATAGAAGTATTTAATACATCGGTAATTGTATTCATATCTATTTCCGTATTTTTTATTTCACATTGTATTTTATTTATTTCTGAAATAGTTTGTATTAAGGGAGAACTTATCGTATTGGATATATAATTGTATATATTCATACGGTATTCTGGATATCCACTTGAAAAATTGTATATTTGGGTTCTCAATTCTTTTGGTTTTTTTGAAAATACCACAACCGCTTTATTATCTATATTTTCTTGCATTTTTTTAGCAACATTTGTTAATGTTTTCGTATTCATTGTATTTACTGCATTTAGTATATATGTATCTATTTGTTTTACAAGTTCGCTTGATATACACGAACTATATTTGAATAATTCTACGTTTGTGTATCGCACTTTTTTTGGTATAGTCATAGCCATATTTGCGAGAACACCCGAGTTCGGAACGATCGTAGATGTTTGATTGTTATTATTGTAGGATAGCAATTTATACAACAATTGAATAAAGTTTGCATTGTTTGTTTTGATTCTTTGCAAAATCGGTTCTTCTTTATAAACGCCGAATGGTATTTTTAGCAATCCTTCCAAATACTGCTTTGCTTTTGAACCGGCATCATCACCTTTTCCTTTTATTTCTTTTAATTTTACAATCGCCTTTTCTTTTATGTATTCAGGCACTTTCATCAAATATATTTGCTGTTCTATGGAAACGCGATTTATGTCATATTTATTTATCATATCTTGTGTATATTTAACAGTAAACTTCATTACATCTTTGAATTGCATTTTAGCAGGCCATGGAAAACTATCATATATCAGTATTTGGTCCTTTGTATCGAGAGTTTCTCCCACTACATAATTTTGACTTGATGTAATCGACGTAGAACCGGTTATATTATTTGCCGTAATGACATCATATAACAAGTATGTTATATATCGAACTTCGTCATCATTATTGTATGCCAATAAGTTTAATAACATGGTTCTCTGTGAAAATATATCCATATCAACAAACCGTTTAATTAGTTGGTCGGTTTTGTTTTGTTTTACCGTAGATACGTCTTTGATTACCAACCAATATTTTTTGTATATGTCTTCATCCCCCCATATTAAAAAATCTTTGAGGGTCATCATGTCGATAAATCTCTCTAATATTTTTTTATCTATCGAAGAACCTTCTTGAACATTTTTTACTATATCATTGCGCCTTTTGTCTATATAAGGACCTTTTACACATTTTACTAAAATATCATCCACCATACCACTGACTACAATGGCCTTTTGAGACGTTTCATCTTGCAATACTACACGTATTCCATATATTTTGCTATAAAAAATAGACTTAGATTGTTGAGTGCATTCTATATCATAACATTCATAGTTAGGAGAACGTTCAATATGAGTAATTTCTTCCGTCATTTTATTTGAACATAAAATATTATATTGGGATACTGTATCAGTAGATGGTTTTACCGCAGCTTTATCGGATTTGTTTATGAGTGTTTTATAACCAATTGGATGAACATATTTCCGAATTAGTTCTATTTTATCTTTTATTTCAGGCGTTTCGTATTTTATATTTTTATATTGAGAACCTATACATACATATAACAAATCGTCGAATAACTGAGTTCCGAACCCGCAAATTATAATAGATAGTTTGTCTATTATGTTTTGCAACAAGGTTATGAGATTTTCAGTGTATTCTTTCCTTTCGACTGTATCAGAAATTTCATTTACTCCATTGATCCGGTGTACTATTTCATTTGATTTTTCAAATAAATCGTTTATATTTTGTATACATAGAGAAACATCACTATTACTAAATATATCATGTTTTTTGTTTGTTTGAACAGATAATATTGTGTTCTTCATTATTTCTTGAAAATACAGCGTTTTTTCTCGAATGAACTGCATTGTTTCCATATTACTGTCTTCTAATGCCGTTTTTATTTTGACTGTATTTTTTGTATCTTTGCCTATTTTTTTCATAACTCAGATATAATTTATAATCATAGAATAAAACATCTCCTATTCCGTATAATACTTTATAAAAGATATATAAACATAACTTGATAATATAGATATATACATATATCTATCTGCACCAATAATGGGAATACCGAGTTATTTTTCTTATATTATAAAAAACCATTCAAAAATTATTAGCACATTGCATTTTCAAAAGAATGTTGCGAAAACTCCCTTTTCAAAATTGTATATGGATTGCAATTCAATTATATACGATGCTTTTCACAATTTAGAGAAACAAGATTTTTATATGAATATGGACTCAACGGAAATAGAACGATATATCATTGACGAAGTCATTGTAAATATCAAAAAATATATTCATTTTGTGAATCCTTCTACAAATATTTATATTGCATTTGATGGAGTTGCTCCATTTGCTAAAATGGAACAACAACGAACTCGTAGATATAAATCACAATATTTAGCTACATTACCGTTCATAAGAAAAGCATCTAGATGGAATACGGCATCTATTACACCAGGAACTAATTTTATGAATACATTGTCCTCTCGTATTTCAGGCGAGTTTGAAAGCAAAGCAGACCAATATGGTGTAAAACAAATTATTGTATCGGGTTCAACCATTCCAGGTGAAGGAGAACACAAGATGTATGAGCATTTGCGTGAAACTGCAACTACGGAAGATAATATTGCTATATATGGACTGGATTCGGATCTAATTATGTTGTCGATATTTCACAGTATTTATTGCAACAATATATACATTTTCAGGGAATCTATCGTATTTGGCGATACGAACACACAAATGAACCATAACGATACAAAATTACCGCTTTTTTTGAATATAAATAAACTGATGAAGTCTATTTCTATGGAAATGAATTGTGGCAATTTTTACGATAAATACCGGGTATTTGATTATGTGTTTTTGTGTTTTTTCTTAGGCAATGATTTTTTGCCACATTTTCCAGCACTTAATATACGAACGCATGGAATACAGGTTTTACTTGATACATATCGTCAAACCATTGGTAAATCTAGACAATATTTACTTTTACATGCAAATCCTAACAAAATGTCCGGAGAACAAGTGGGACAAATTATATGGAAAAATGTGAATATATTGATAAAAGAATTGGCTAAAAATGAACATACATACATATTACAAGAATACGAATTACGCGATAAATGGGAAAAACGTCAGTGGCCAGAAACAACACTTAAAGAAAAGGAAGATTTGATTAATAATGTTCCGGTTATATACCGTTCGGATGAAAAATACATAGCACCAAAAGAAGCTCATTGGGAAATACGATATTACAAAACACTATTTCATTTATCAGAAACTATTGAACATGCTTCGTTTGTGAAAATGGTTTGTATTAATTATTTAGAAGGGTTAGAATGGGTATATAAGTATTATACTAGCGGGTGTCCAGACTGGAAATGGAAATATAATTATCATTATCCACCGTTGTTGGTAGATTTGATAAAATACGTTCCTCATTTTGCAACGGAGTTTATAGCACCAAATACAAATACACCTTTTTCGCCATTTGTTCAGTTGAGTTATGTATTACCCCCTTCACAAATGGGTTTACTTCCTGAAAGTATTCGAACTTATTTGTTTGAGACATATCCAGAATTGCAGGAAAATATGGAGTTCAAATGGGCTTTTTGCAGATATTTTTGGGAAGCTCATAATACGAATAATCCATTTCGTTTAGAAACAATGGAAAAGCTACAGCTAGATTTACCGAGAATATTATCTTCCTAATGTATTGTATAGTGTTTATATATCTTGAATACCTACCTGTATAAAAACGATAAAATAAAATAATATAAAGTTATTTATACTATTTTATGAAACATATAGCAGAATGATTGAACCAACACAGTTAGTAGAAATGACAATTTATTCAAAACTTATAAACGAAATGTCGGGAATCATCATAAACGATAGACGTATAATGTTTGTAATTATTGCATTGTTTTTATTGTATAAACATGTCCCTGACAAGTATTACAAACACTTGTTTTGCGAAGAGAATAAAAATGAATCTTTCATAATTATTCCATCTCACAAAAAAGTATATCATATAGGTGGATTTACCACAAAAGAAATCACAAAACAAAAATACAGTTTTCGTTTCAAAGCATTGCATCATTTTTTGTTGCATAATTGTCAATTAGATTTTCCACAATTGTATGAAATAATGGAAGTAATTGATAGTTGCAAAGAATATTCCCATACAGAACAGGAAGAATACATATTGATGCCTTATCAAAATCAAAAGGTGAAAATATGTTCCAAAATGGATATTTATTTAGAATTATCGGTTACAAATGATAAGAATGATGATGGTGACGAAAAAGCGAAAAAAACACCGCAATGTTATAAACAATATTTATGCAAGCTAACTACACCTACAAATAATATCAAAATATTAAACGATTTTTTAGACAAATGTATTGAAGAACATAAAAATTATATTAAAAAGAATGCTAACAAACAATATATATTTGAATATCTGAAAACAGAGTATGATGACAGTGATCGAAAAGTTGCTAAATATGTAGAAACTCCTTTTACTTCAAACAAACATCTCACTAAAAATATCTTTTTCCCAGAAAAAGAAGCGTTTATAGCTCAATTAGACAAGTTTGTTCATGAACGTGAAAAGCATCAAGCAGAATATGCTGAAACGGGACAAACGTATAAGTTTGCAACGGTATTGTATGGCCCTCCTGGAACTGGTAAAACATGTATAGTAAGAGGTATGTTGAATTATACTGGTAGAGATGCTATTATAGTCCCATGGTCAAATGTGAAAACTTGTGGAGATTTATCTAGTATTTTACGTTCTACAAAGTTCAATGGAAAAACGAAAGAACTGAAGGATTTAATATATGTTTTTGAAGATTTTGATGCAAATTATAACAAAGCATTGAAGGCTAGAAAACCACAAAAAAAACTGCGCAAATATGAGAATGATGATGAACAAGAAGATTTAACAATTTTAGCAAACAAAATGGATACTACTGCAAACGAAACGAATACGCCGAAAGAAGTTTTAGAACAAATAAAATCATTAAAAGAATATGCCGCGAATGCAATGAATGTAATGAATAAACCAATGGATGATGAACTGACTATGGAATATGTATTGAATGCATTTGATGGTGTAGTGGAACTACACGACGCTATAATCGTATTTACGACAAACCATTTGGAAGACATAGACCCAGCAGTCATACGACCTGGTAGAATTGATTATATGTTAGAACTGAAAAATGCGACATTAGAAACTATAAAAGACATGATAAAAGCGAAATATAAATTGTCGGATGAAGATTTAATAGAATATGATGATCGTTTGAAACTAATAGAAAAAAAAGAAATAAGTCCAGCATTAGTGCAAAATATGTGTTATAAATATGAAAAGGAAGAAATAGTGGAAAAGTTAATAGAATATTGTAAATAGATATTGTTTATGATAATCACTTACTATACATATTTATTTGATTTATGATTTATGATTTATGATTTATGATTTATGATTTATGATTTATAATTTATGATTTATGATTTATGATTTATGATTTTAAATATTTTTATAAATAAAAATATTTAGAAAATATATAATGTCGTATATAACATTTATAACAAATGCGACTTTAGGAAGTAGGGTTACTATTGGAGGGATTGCATTTTCATTAACAAGTTCATCTACAAATGCATATAATTATACTTCAGATAGTAGTACAGTATCAAATATACCAGCTTTTGCATTTCAATATTACACATCATTAACATCAATATCTATACCAAATAGTGTGACAAGTATTGGAGAATATGCATTTGATGGTTGCACATCATTATCATTAATGAGTTTATCTGATAATATTACATCTTTTCAAGATGGTAATATAAATGATATATTAATTACCTCTGGGATTATAAATCTATATACATATAACACAACAGATTATGCAACTACATATATATATCAAATATTAATATCAACACCAAATAATGTTCCTTCTGAAAACATAAATATTATAGAAGGTATACCACAAACATTAAGCAATTTTTCAGTATTATCAAAAACATATGGGGATGCATCCTTTAGTTTAACAGCACCAACATCAAATCGGGATGGAGCATTTACTTATACAAGTTCAGATGAATCGGTAGCAACTATTGAAGGAAATATAGTAACCATAGTAGGTGCAGGATATGCAACAATAAGAGCCACACAAGATGCAAGTGGAAATTACTCATCACAGCACATAGATGCATCATTAAATGTAGCGCAAGCATTACCTACATTAGGTGAGTTTTCCATTCCATCAAAAACATATGGAGATGCATCATTTGAGTTAACAGACCCATTCTCAAATAGCACAGGAGCATTTAAATATACAAGTTCAAATACAGCGGTAGCAACTATTGAAGGAAATACAGTAACCATAGTAGGTCATGGAAGCACAACCATAACAGCCATACAAGATGAGAATGGAAATTACTTAGAAAACTCTACTACAGC